TTTGCAAATCACTGTATGATTCGCGGAAAGACTTTGCACTGTCCTTTATCTTCTGATTGAACTCTTCCGAACGTGCAGACATAATATGAAACGCTTCCGCTACAAGCCCTGCAACGGTAAGTATTGTCATAAGAGGATTAGCCTTTATCGTAAGCCACAATGTTTTCAATGAATTTGTCAAACCGAATGTTGCCAGTTTAAATCTATTCATCAACATTGTCGTTTTTGTCATAGACAACATTCTTGCAGCTTCCGCACCTGTCAGTTTAAGTTCGGTGACAAGAAGATGCCGTTCAGCCTGTGTCAGCATATTCGTGGCAAGAATACGTTTTGCCATCTCTGCTGACATCTTTCCCGAATTAACGGCAGCAACTATCTCTACGGCAGACAGTTTTGACGCTGTCGCTATCTTCCACCTCTCGGCAGTAGTGAGCGTTCTGTACATCGCAGCCTGTTTAAGCAACTGTGCTTCCCGTAATTTCTCAGCCTTAATTGCATTAGTTGTTGCAACAACTTCTTTCCCCAGCATAGCCGTTCTAGCCAACTGCAATCCTTTCAATGCGGCATATCCTACAGCAACACCCTCTATTGCTTTGGAGAAATATCTCCAGTTGTTCATTGCATCAGTTATGCTTCCTACAATTCCTTTCAGAACAGAATCATTTGCCTCACCTATATCATTCATCATAACCTTGTATGCATCTGCAAGGTTGCTGACCATACCCTTCAATGAAGCGGCTTGTATCTCCTGCATTTTATAAAACATACCTCCGTCCTCTGTCATTGTAGTAAACATTTCCTTGATATACTCAAAAGGAACTTGACGGGTAGAAATGGCGTTGAACACATCATCAGTTGTCTGGGCTACACCCCTTACTTCTTCAAGTTTTTTTCTCAATGCGTCCAATGCAGGAATACCGGCCTCTGTCAATTGACGTAATTCCTGCCCTCTCAATACACCTGCGCTTCTTATCTGTCCATAGGCAAGAATGATACGTCCCATATCAACGCCAAGACCTGCGGAAACGTCCGCAAGGCTTTTCATGGTACCATACAATTCGTTAACAGGTATCTGGAATGCAGCAAGCTGTTTGGTATATCCAACCAAATCACTGAACTGAAAAGGAGATATTACAGCAAGACCCTTAATCTGACTGAATATCTGGTCTGCCCGTCTTGCATCCTGTATAATGGCACGTAAAGATACCTGTTGTAACTCGAACTCTCCACGAATGGCAACAAGTTCCTGAAACATATCTCTGAAAAAGTAGAATCCGGCATAAGTCTTTATCGTATTGACAAACTCACGCATCATTCTGCTCTGCTTTGTCAGTTCCTCGGAAAACTCTTTTGAACTTGCAGCATTTTTCTGATTGGTCTGCTGCATCTTTGTTCCATAGGATGTAGCTTCGTTTACAAACTTGTTGTGTTCCTGTATCTTCCTGTTGAGAAGAGTAAGGGTACGGTTATAGTTTGCGTCAGTCGTATTAAGCGCATTACGCCTGTTCGTTAATTCAGAAATAAGATTGTTAGCCTGATTGATAGACGTAGGATTGATGCTCAACAATTCATTCGTTGATGTTTTTCTTAAAGATGATTGCAACTTCTCCAATCTGCCTTGCAATTTCTGAATAAGAGCGTCAGCCTTTGTTATCTGATTGCTGTTTAAAGGAACTTCAACCTTAAACTTATTCAATAGCTCAAGGCGTTTCTGTATAGCGGCAATCTTCCTGTTCAAGTCCTCAGCACTTCCCTCCGGCATACCAAGGGCAAGTCCAGACTGACCAGAAAGGTATTGTAGATACTTCTGATTGGTCTGCTGCATCTTTTTATTCGCCTGTTCCTGCTTTGATGCTTGTCTATCCATCTCTTTTGTCCGTGCAATCTCCATCTCGTATTGCTGGCGTAGAAGGTTAAGTTCTCTCTCATCGGAAATGGACAATTTGGGCGCACTATTAGCAGTAAGGGAATATGCCGTTTTCAATCTGTTCAATTCAGCCACAAGATCATCTATCGCTTTCTTCTGACTTTCAAGATTGGCTTTTCTTGTAGCCATCCCCTTATCTCCGCCTGCATTTCCTAAGTTACGGTAAGTCTTTTCCAGTTTGTCATACTCTCTTGTCGCTTCGACAATCTTGTTTGACAATTCTTCCATCTGAACAAGTATATCCATTTTCTTGTTCGACTTCCCTTTCCCTACCTTGGATGCGTTTTCATTCGCTTTATTTATCTTTTCTACAACTTCGCTAAGTTCTGCATTCATTTTGCCTATATCGGTCAACATAGGCTTGAAGGACATCTCCTGGTTAAAGGCATCCTGTAGCTTCTTCTGTATATCTTTTATCTGTTTGTCAAGACCGGAATCATCTAGACCGATCTTAAACTTTAATGCTCCTAAATCAACATCAGCCATAGTTATTATTTTTTAATTATTGCAAAAATAGCAAAAATAAACATAACAACATGATTCACAACAAACAAAAATCCATTAGTATTTTTTAACATATTTAAAATGGTATTTAAAAACGATTATGTTATCTTTGCAAAAAGATAAATGTATTATGGCATTTATAATTAATTAAATACTATTAAACTAAATTAGTATCACCCTTGGTAGAAGGGGTTGGGGACGTGGAGTGGTCGACAGTAGTCGGGACGGTGAAACGTCAATATGTACGTGTATAAACGTATATAATTACCTGTGGAAAAACAATACAATTGAAAAGCGAATACTAGTAAATTTATGAATAAGCCGTTTTCTATATTGCTATTTTTTTTGTTACTGTCGTGTTCTTGTTCACGCAAGCTACTTCCATCTTCGACAAATACAACTATAGTAGACCATAACACGACAGTAACGGAAAGAGTAGTATGGCAATCAAAAATAATAACTCTTCCAACAGAACACATACAACATACAACATTTGAAGATAGTTCACACTTGGAAACATCATTAGCCGTATCAGACGCTAAAATAATGTCGGATGGCAGGCTTTTTCATAGTTTGAAAAACAAGAAAGACTTTCTACAAGACAGTATTCCATCTTTGGAAAAAGAAACGGTAGTGACGAAAGATTCGATAATAACCGTGGAGAAAATTGTAGAAGTAAAGGTAGAAAAGGAATTGTCAAAATGGCAAAAAATACTGATAAGTATTGGATACATAGGTATCGGTTTCATATTGTTTTCAGGTTACAAAATAGTCCGAAAGTTCGTGTAACTTTCGGACTTGTTTTTATCTATCGACTGAACTTGGCGTTGGACTACTATCCTTTTTCATCCTAAGAATAACAGGAGGTAATTATATATTCATACACATACATATTGACGCTTCACCGCCCCGGCTACTGCCGACCACTCCACGTCCTCAACCCCTTCTACCAAGGGTGATATTAGTCCGAACCGTTTGATGTTCACCGAAGCGAGAATGTCACGATCATTGTGCCTTCCGCATTTCGGGCAAACCCATTCACGGTCACTTAGTTTCAATTCACTATTAACGTATCCGCATATACACGTCTTGGAACTTGCTTCAAAACGTCCGATACGTATAAGGTTGCGTCCATACCATTCGCACTTGTATTCAAGTTGTCGGAAGAACTCGCTCCATGAAACGGATGATATGGATTTTGCAAGACAGTGGTTTTTAAGCATACCCTTTACATTCAAATCCTCAATGATTATCGTTTGGTTTTCACGGACAATCTTTGATGTGACTTGATGCAGGAAATTATTGCGTTGGTTGGAAACCTTCTCATACTGTCTTGCCAGGATTTTTCTTGCCCGTTCCCTTCGGTTGGAACCTTTCTTTGTCTTTGAGAATCTTCTTTGCAACACCTTTAGTCTTGCTTCCGATTTCTCAAGATATTTGGGATTGGCATATACATCACCGTTTGAACAAACTACAAAATCCTTTATACCGACATCTATACCGATAGACGTATCATATCTGACAGCAGGCTTTACAGGTATTTCCTTTCCATCGTCAACAAGGACAGAAATGAAATATTTACCCGTTGGCGTCTTGCTTACCGTGACAGAGCATACTTTACCGTCAAACTTCCTGTTTGGAAAGAATTTAACCCATCCGATCTTTGGAAGTCTTACCTTGTTGTTGTCAAGGTCAACAGACACCGAATTTATAGCCTTGTATGACTGTCGGCTGTAATGCTTCGCCTTGAAATTTGGGAATCCTGCCTTTTCACGGAAGAACTTCACGAATGCGCTGTCCATATTTCTTATGGATTGTTGCAGGCACTCGTTTGATACTTCCGAAAGCCATTCCTTCCCATCTTCCTTTTTAAGTTCTGTAAGCATCTTAGCCAGTTCAACCCATCCTATCTTCGTCTTGTCACGCTGATACGCTTCTATACGTTTACCAAGCATATAGTTATATACAAACCTACAACACCCGAAAGATTTGTTGAAGAAAACAATCTGCTCAGGAGTAGGATTAAGTCTGTATTTATATGCTCGTTTCATATCACAAATATAACTATAAATTAAATTATGACATAACTAATTTAGTTAAATATGTGTAAATTAGTATGTAATTGCCTTAATTTTATCTTTAGTGTCCGCTTGTATGTCAGTGCCAATAAACAAACTAATCTTCATAATTATTTTTTTTTAAATATTTTGTAACACTATTCATTACGCATTCTACACACCATCCTAAAAGATATGCAAAATGCTCGTCTTGTCCATTTTTATAACCCATATAAATATCGCAATAGTCAAACACATTACAAACATAATGAGTTGATTCGTGAGCTACAGTATTTATTTTTATGCCATCATTTGATAGCCAAATAAGTACACCTAAATTATTTGTATTTTTCTCTCTTACATTGATAGTCAAGCCATAACATCGTTCAATTTCATCTTTAGATATATCTATCGGGTCATGATTGTGATTGGTAAATTTTCTATTGATTTTTTCCCATTGGTCATTCCCCACTGCAACATACAGTTTAAGGGGATATATTTTAGGATCATATTTTGTTATCATCGCAAAACGTCTTTTAATAATATATCAGGATGTTCTTCTTTAGGCTTATACTCTTTGAATCTACCTATAAAACCACTTGCATTCATGTTAGCTTTCTCGTATAAATCATCTGTAAGAGAAGCCTTGTATAACTTCATCTTTTCTTCAAAATGGTAATCAAGTTTAGGTTGATCAATTATAACAGCTTGTATATAACTCCATGAATACTTCCATAATAAAGCCCAATCCTTAATTACTACCAAACCTCCGAATAGCCTTAAATCCCCTCTGAATTGGGGGAAATCTTTTTGGATAGATCCTCGTGAGCCGATTTTGCATCGAGAGATAATTTCATGGCATCCTTCCTGCTTAATGTCGCTGTCGTATCTATCAAGAACGCTAAACGGATTGTATTTGTAAAAAAATCTCCTACATTAGCCCCCTCCACGATGGCTTCTATCAACGGAGTGAGTTCCTTATGGTCATAATGTCTGCTTAACCACCAAGCATATATACGTCTTGCAAAAGGAATGATTTCAAAAAACCAATAGTTGTTCAATACTCCTGCCGCAGCAACTTTGTATGGAATAGACGCATCATTTTTCATTATTGCAATCATTTCTTTCTTTGCTGTATCTGGATTGATAATATCACGAATCAGCAGTTTATCCACAATATAATCGTATGCTCCCAAACGAAGACCGCGTATTTTAAATTTCTTGTTACCAACCATAACTTCTTTATATTTATGAGTGGCAAACTTCTGCATTTTTATCTGATCGTCTAAATCAGGCTGTTTCCAGTTAAATAGTCCCATGTGTTATTAATCTAGCTTAAATGGTTTTACTGTTAATTTACCTTTTACATCCACTTTTGATATGTTTTCAGGTGTATTTGTAGAAACGAACACTTTCGTATATTCCGATGATATTATTTCAATACTAGCGTTATCAAGCAATGTAATATATACTATGCTATTATCAAGTGCAACAATATTTACATGACTGTTATCCTTGACATACATTTCTCCTATACCATAGTCATTATAGGTGACAACACAATCACAAGCTCCATTAAATATAGACCATTTAGGATTGCTTATAAAAATATTAGTATCATCAACGTATATATTATATCTTTCTCGTACTCCAGCAAATTCCTCCTTAATTATTTCATTGGACGGATATCTATTCAATAGACAAAAATCAATACCCTTGACATACTTCTCGCACAATTGATTTTTATCTGGATTCCCCCAGTTATTTGTCCAGTCCTTACATAGTCCAAGGCTTATAGCCTGTGACTTTAACTTGTCTGATAATTCTCTATCTGTCATGCATACTTTTTCTAGCAAAAATACAACAAAGGTTAATAAAAATCAAACACAATCAGTTAAAAAACAATAAAAGCCGGACAAAATGCCCGGCTAATAATCCATCAATTGTCTACATCAACCAGCAGACGACGAATTGTCAAGTTCGAGAACCATCATGGTTTTCAAATACTGAGTGTTAACTTCCAATGCTGTCACAGTAACGGAGAATCCAAGGTATCCAGCGTTACTTGGAGCACCTGTGAAGCTGACAGCCCATGATGCCTTCGGGAAGAAGATCATACGGTCACCAGTACCGTTGATAATACCGATAGGACGTACAAACTGTTTAAACGCACTTGCCCCAAATGCTTTCAATTTTTGACTAACACCTTTTCCGAAAGCGTCTTGTGTGTCAGTAAGAGAATCCAAACTCAATTCAGGAGTTGTATTACCAGTAGTAAAGAATGCAAATGCAGCCTTAGAGGTAGACATACCTGTAAACGTGAATGCCATAGTACCAGGTGTGATGTTCTGGAACACAGTAGCACCCTGTTCATTCTTGGTTTCAGAAGTGTCAGCGTCCGTTCCTGCGGATTCTGTAGTACCAGACTCAATATTAGGCAGGATTTTTGGATTCAAAAATGATGAATATTGAGTCGAATCGGTAATTTCAATAGGATCAAAAGTCAAAGCAGCCGATTGCCCGTTCAAGTAAGCAGGGCTGGTGTCTAAATTTACTCGTGCCATTCTATTTTCTAAATTTAAAAGGTTATTACTATATGTCGAAAACGTATCTATTGATGCGTTTTCACTCTTTTTTCTTACGGTTCCCATGCGGCTAATCTTTATAAATATCAACGTTTAACAGAACGGATGTATAATAAAATCCGACACCATCAAACATTGGTGGTAAAACATTAAATATTTTAAAATGAAGCTGCACAGCCTTTTGAGGAAATAAGTCCACAATCTTCTCACTTAACGCATCCATAATTGACGGATAAATATTACCCGGTAATGCTCTAACAAACAAAGTAACCGTAGCCATTGTTTCTCCCTTCCCAAAATGTCCATAAGGACCATTTTCAGTGTTGCTTACAATCCTAGTATTATTGTTTACAACAATAAAACTCGTTACCTTATCGTCAACATTTGCAGGACGCTGTACTTTATATACATCATCAGCAATATTCTCGTCCAATACAATATTGTACAAGGTTGTATTTATCGTTGAAGGATTAAAGTACCCCATTTACCTCACTTAAAATATTTGTTCAACATATTAGCTGCAATTTTTTTAAAAACTACAGTATATTTACCTCCGTTTAAATCTGTTTTTGTTTTAAGCCAAGAATCTGTAAGAACATTCAATAAATGGTAATTCTCCAAATACTTCCCATAAAACATGACAGCAGCTACAACTAGTTCGTATCTTCCGGACCTATCAGACTTGTAACTATTGAAGAAATCTTTAGCTACTTCACGTCCCCAATACTCAACTCCGTTACGCTTCCTTGGTTCATCCGCAACCTTAACCGCATTTGCCCACACAATCTTCTTTAGGACTCCATCTTTATAAATGCCGCAACCATAACTATCTTCAAGATTGAAAGTTTGATTGGTAAAGCCTTCCATGTCTTTTATATCATCCATAACATTTGTCGCGATATCTTCCATGAACTGCATGATAGAAGCATCCAAGGCAAGCTGGACATTACTACCAAACTCTTTCAATACTTTATCGTTGTTATTTGCCTGCATTTTTTGTACTTGTTTTTCTTGTTACTGGTTTACTCAGTTTCTCAATCTGCTTTTTTAGCAAATCTCGATCATCTTTAGCGCATTTCAGTTCTGTTTTAATATCATTCAGTTCATTGTAAAGCTCCTGTATCTTCTGATAAGCATCGTGGAGAGATTGCTGATAACTCAAAATTTCCCCTTGCGCCTTCTTCAACTGAGCACCCTGAATAGCAAACCCCTTCTCAAGATTGTCCAAGGTAGAAGAATCAATTTCAGTTTCCATCTTTTCCTTCTTCTGCTTAAACATTAACATTGAAGTTAGAAGGGTTATACCATTAGTACCCAACAAAGCAAGTATTATTTCCGTCCAATTGATTGTCATAGTATTCTAGTTTTCTATTTGGTTAAAGTATATCACCGTACCAAATTCCATATTGTTAAATGGAGGTTTCTTTATCTCACGCCAACTATTGCTGTTGTCCGAAAACGGATGGTTGAAATTCTGCCAATCCAACAGACACCCGGAAGGTATGGTTACATCGTTATCTTCTAGGTAGGCGGCATATTCGGATTTATCAACATCATTCGTTTCCGAACCAGTATCCTTTTCCTGTATGTTTGCCCTTCCTTCGTATATCATCTCCCAATACGGGGTGGTATGATATTTATCCGAACTGTTCTTGTTCTGATAAATTCTCACCATATCAGGAAACATATCCTCACCTAAAATACTCTTTCCCATACTACCATCTTAATCTAGTTATTTCAACATCAGTTCCAACATCCAAATTCAAACCCCATTTGGCGTATAAATCCTTTGCGCGTTGTTCCAATCTTTTCTTGTCATTGATAGAAATAGTCTTGCTTGTGTCAGTAATTGACCAGTTACCTGCCTTTTTCGTCTTTCCCTGTATGGTTGAAGGGGCAGTACAAACAATGAGCAACAAATCGGCATAAGCCAAATCCTTCTTCATCTCAGACGTTTCACGGCTGTCATCAGACAAACGGAATCCCCATTTCTGGGCAACACTGATATACGATGTGTTTTTCAACTCATAGTCAATCTGTGCTTTCAGATATTCACGCATAGACATATAAAAATATGCTTCCACCTTCATGTTACCCTTTGCTGTTATCTGAGGTGTAACCTGAATAGTGTACGGATTATCTGAAACTTTCAGCCTATCTTCCGGCTTCAATGTTTCATTGTCAGCAATAAGCCAATATCCGAACTCCACACTTTCTTCGGGAATAGCTTGGAGCGTGAGAGTATCTCCAATGAAATACTCCCCTGCGCCTTTTGCTGTGCCTTCGCCATTTATATCAATAATGACCTTCATGGTTCAACTTTTTACAATCCTGTATTTGACTGTTCGTCAACCTTCATAATGATAAGGTTGTTAGGATTCTTCATCACAGGACACGCCCACAATTCACCTGAACTCTTTTCTGCATACGGTTCAGAAGAATACTGATGCAAGAATGCGATACGTCCGCCTTCCAAAGAGGAAATACGTACAGCCGGGTTGGTATCCTGCAAATACATTGACGGTGAGTTCTTGATACGGAAGAACTGACCGCTCTGAGCAAGAACAACGGTGTTCTTTTCAAAAGACGGTTTGGCTTCCTCAATCACGCCAAGTTTGTTCCATTTTGATTTTTCCTCAATAGGGATAATCACAGGAATAGAGAACACCTTCATCAGCACATCAACAATTTCCTGATTGTTCATAGGATAGATTGTAGTAGATGCTGCGGCAGGAACAAGACGTGCCTGTACTGCTGCTGTCACTTTCGGGTGCATCAAGAAATTATCATACAAATCCTTTGACATTTCAAAATGATCGTATGGTACACCGTCATTATCGGCAATCTTGCACATTCTTTGAAGGTCTTTAATAGGATCAGCGTTCTCGTTCGGTGTCCAGTCTGTATCGCTAAACCATTTCTGTTTTAACGCTTTCAACTTATGTTTTGCAGGAACACGATAGTCGATCTGAACAGGAATTGAGTTAGTACCACTGGCTGTATAGTTAAGCATACCTGTAGAAAGAGCCTGATAAGTCATACAGTTCAACTCGGTATGGAAACCTTGAATACACGCTTCCATCTTTGTGAACCACTTCTCACGGATCTTGTCAAGCAATGCACCTTGCGGAATGTCAAGTTCATAGAACTCCTGAATATCGGTTTCCATAAACTGAATGGCGTGACCCATCTTCGGAATACGGCCCGAATACCATTCAAATCCAGTAGTGTCCATGATAGGCTTTTCAGCCAAAGGAGCAAGCATCACAGGACGGGTAGCTTGTGTGTATTCGTCAACCATCACGTTCCATGATTTGCTCATCTGAGGAACATCCCAATCTCCGTAGCTTCTCCAGTTTTCGTTATCAAATTTCTGATTGGCATAATCCATAAGTTCCTGCATCTCCCCAGAGAAATGCCAATCATAGAAACTAAATGTCGATCTTTGCATAAAACGAAAAAATTTAATTAGTTATACAATGTGTAACGGAAAACGCAAGGATATGATTCATCATCCTTCATCGCCTTTTTGATTGCCGAAGCTACGGGCGGAATGCGTTTTTCCAAAATCTCACTTGTCACCATCCATGCACCGTTGAAAGGATAGAGAGTGGCACCGGGAATGGTGTCAACATCATAAGGCAGGATAGCATTAGGAATAACCTTGAATTTTGCGTTAGCACCAACCTGTGTAACTTCAACCAAAATATCGGTCAATTCCAATTTACCTGCATCCCCGGACAATGTAAGGATGTCATATTCGTCATGTGACGAATCAATAGCGTTAATGGTAAAACCAGTTGTAGTACCTGCGGCAGTAGTAGGTGCTTTGCCGACAACCATACCAACCTTGGCAACTGTATTACCCATGATTTTTTCAACTTTTACCGTAGCACCAGAATCCGATTTCTCATACATTCTGAATGAATAGTGAATATCACCGCCATCCTGTTTTGAGGAATCGCATTTAATCATAGTGCCAGCCGGAAGTTTGTTCCCAACTGTAGGCATACGTTCTACTGGAACGTTACATCCTACCAACAGTACGTGCAAAGACGTATCATTAGAAAAGATATGTCTTGCGCCACCAATCTTACTATAACTTGTTGCAAGAACTCCTGCTTTCATAATTAAAAAAACTATTTGTTAATTTTACTGTAATATCGGCTGACAATGTTGTTTTCCTTGTTAGCCTTATCTTCTTCTCTCTTTCTATCTATGAATGACTTTACATCGCTAGAACCACCCTTGTCAGAGATGAAAGGATTAATGCCATCCTTTGTGTATTTCGTACATGTTTCATTGTACTTTCCCTGTATTTTCAGAAGAATGCTTGTATCTTCCTCTTCGGGCGAAATCTGAATGTTCTCAAAAATGATGTTGCGCAACAACTCGTTAGGCATACCTGCTTCCGGGCGTTTAATCAAATCAGACAGCTTCTTGCGCTTTTCAGTTACAATCTGCTTCTGCTTTTCCTCCTGCTCTTTAGCTTCAAACTCTTTCTTGAACTTTTCAAACTCTTCAAGTTTAGCCTTGACATCATCGGGCAACTCAAACGGTTTCGGTTCGGGTGCTGGAGTCGGTGTAGGTTGTGGTTGCGGTGCTGGTGTCGGTTGTGGTGCAGGATGTGATTTTTCCCATTCCTTTTTCAAGTTGGATATCTCCTGTTCCTTGATTGTATCCCACTCCTTGCGTTTATCAGACGCAAATGCTCTTACCTGACCTGCCACAGTGTTCTTTAAATGATTCACAACACTTTCATTCCAGAACTTTTCCGCATTTTCCTGCGGTGCGAACGCTGAGAACTCATTAATTGTCTGTTCGATTGTACGATCTGTAATAACGGAGCTACTTTCTCCCAACGCATTCTTGATACCTCCAAAAATGACTTTTACATTTTCATCCATATACTATTTATTTTTTATGTGATTCATGCACAAGACCTTTGCGCACAGTAAGTACCTCTTACCGATGCAAATGTAGTTAAAAAATGTGTATAAGCAAAAAAATATTTAAAAAAATATTATATTTGCGGGATACATAGAAAACGATGGAAGAAATTGACTTAAAATACCGAGGATTAAAGACTAAGGATGTTGTCAAATCGCTGAAACGATATGGCAAAAGGGGAATCATACCATATAAAAGCCTTGATTTCGTCCAAAGATATATAGAGGACAGAAGAAGCAAGGGGTACAAGGTAAATATGCTTGCCCCACAGAAAGGTTCACAGGAGGCATTTCTAAGGAACAGGGCAGGGATAAAGATACTTCACGGGAATCGTGGGGGAGGAAAATCCGTATGCCTTGGGATGGATATACTGAGTTCATGCAACCACCCGTCATTTTCCGCACTTGTTTTCCGTAAAGACAAGACATCCGCAGAAAAAGCGGACGGTATTCTTAAAGTGGTTTCAAAGATGGTTGAACCTTATGGTGAGTATATTGATTCAAAACGCCTTTCAAGACTTGACGCAGGAGGTGAAATACGATATGATTATTTTGGGGATGCCTGCTTGTCGGGAGAAAAAGGCGTAAATGAATTTAAGGACAGACAACAGGGTGGTAACGTTGTCAAGGTGGCGATAGACGAGTGCTCACAGGCAACGGAACCTATCATAAACTACCTTCAAACGGTATTGCGTTCATCATCAGGACTAAGAACAAGCCTTATAGGCGCGTGCAACCCAAATCCGTACAGCGATTTCTGGAGAGCAATGGTATCATGGTGGGTAGACGATGATGGAATAGCAATTCCAGAAAGATCGGGGAAAGTAAGATATTTCTTTCAATATGGAGATACTATACATGAAACAGCATGGGGTGACAGCCCACAAGAAGTATTTGCTCAGGCAAAAGATTATATCATCGCAAGATTCGGTAAAAATACCAAAATTGACGAAACAAACTGTAAAAGATACATCAAGAGCATAACCTTTATAGCTTCCGGGCTGGAAGATAACAAGATACTTATGGCTTCCAATCCAGACTATCAGAAAAACCTTGGAGGAACAGCACAGGAAGTATCCATAAACGCATTAGGTTCATGGAAGCTGATAAAAGGGGGAAACGAGTGGATAACCCGTGACGAAATGGAGGAAATGTTCTCATCTCAGCCTGTGTTTGACGATTACTTTGAATGTGCTACACTGGATATAGCATACGGTCTTGGTGACGTTTGTGTAATGGGGCACTTCATAGGACATCACTTACAAGACCTAGAATGGTCAAACACATTAAAGCCTAGGGATTTGAACCGATGGGTAAGAAACAATCTACGGAAATGGGGAATCGGTGAAAACAGACTGGCATTTGACGGTCTTGGAGCACCTACATTCCGTGACGCATTCCCCGAAAGCCTGGCAATACTTAGAGGCGTTCCAAAAAGACTAGACAAAAGCAAGGATGATCAGCCTGTAAGATTCTATTTCGATCTAAGGGCACAGCTTGCCGATGAGATGGTAACACGTATAAAAGGAACAAACCTAGGATATTGCGGATTCAGTATAAACCCGGAACTTCTCGAAAAACCGTATGTGAACAAAACAATACGGGAAGCACTGATGGACCAGAGAAGAGCAATAAGACGTGACGTGGAAAGGGAAAACGGGAAACTAAGACTGCTGAAAAAACAGGAAGCAAAAAAGATTGTAGGATGCTCGCCCGACTTGATAGAAGGAACATTTTTATACAGGACATATTTTGATATATGCGATGTAATGATTGACATACCTAACGATATAATGGATGAATTAAAATATTTATAATTACCTATGGAAATTTTAAAATTAGACGTTTTATTACGAAAAGAACCGTTCAAAGTGGCACTTCCGTCAAGATGTGACGATGGGAGAGGTGGAGGAACAAAGAAAAAGCCAAGACGCTCCACTTTGATATACAAATATATGTCACAAGATGATTTCCTAGCGCAATGGGATACATCAGGGCATTATATACACAACAGACCCGACTGGAAAGACAGTATCCCGTCAGACGAGGATGCCACATCATCGGATGATGAAAGCGCGAATGTAGGTGCTCAGAAAAGAAAAAAGAAATTGGCATCAACTCCCTATGTACTGCAAAGACGAGCATTTCCTCTTCAAAGGATGATACACAAGAAAAGGGTATCACACCTGTGTACCAATCCTCTTAAATTTCAGATAAAGAAAAGCGCGTCGAACCAGCAAAACAGAGATAAGCTGACAACATACAAGGAATACTGGACTGATTCTCTCATGGAAACAGCCAAGTTTGAACTTATAAGCGAAGCTGGAAAGGTAGGAGATGCTGCCATATATATATATAAGGATAAGGACGAGATAAAATACAGGTCTTTCAGCTACTCAAAAGGAGATATACTGTATGAACATAAAAACAGAAGAGGGGAAAGAATAGCTTTCGCAAGGGAATATACAACCACATATATATCGGCTGATGGAGAAGAACATACAGACACACTTGTCGATGTATGGACTAAAGATGAGTTTTACACGCTTGATTCCAACGGAGATATAGCAACGGATATTGACGAAAACGGAAATATCATACAACTGCATCAATTCCATAACCTGGGATTTATACCTGTAGTATATCTACGGCTTGAACTTCCATTTTGGGGGGCAGTACAGGACTTGATAGACGATTTCGAGTTCTTAATGTCCATGATAGGAGAATACAACACACGACAGGCATTCCAAATGCTACTTATCAAGACAAACGGAAGAATAAACATTCAAAGAAACGGATTGGGAGGAACTTCCATTTTACGTGTAGGAGCAGAAGATGATGCACAATTCATGGGTAAAATGGACGCTTCAAACTCACTGTTCACTGAGATAGATAACATATACAACGGGATACTTGACGGAAGCGGTGTTGTTCCGCCAATGCAATCATCATCAGGTGACAGACCTACTGGAACAACGGCAATGTATTACGAGCCGGAAATGGAATGGGCGAGAAGTGATGCACAAATGATGAATACAGCCATAAATGACATGGCCAATATATTCAAATACTATGTAGGAGTAATGGAAGGTGACGCAACAGGTTATAACGCTCTAAGAATAAACGCTACCATAGAGCCATACTCATACATAGACTTCTCTGAATGGAACAATACACTCGTTCAGCTTGTGAACTCCCGAATAATATCATTACAGACAGCAAGAGAAGAAAGTGACTTCTCTGCAAATAATGAAGATGATAGAATGGACGAACAAGACAGAAGATTAAACGATATGGAAGCTAGGGTGGCGATAGAAGAAAACAATGAAAACAACGATAACAACGATAACAGCTAAACTATGGGAAAATTTACAAACTTTCTAAGAAAAATCAGAAGGGCATTAGACTATATATGCCTTAACAATTTGAGAGTTGACGGAATGGAGCACCTCATTGCAGGAATACTTGTAGTAAGCGTGGCGCAATGGTTTTTCTCCGTATGGACAGCAATAGCACTAACCTTGTTCCTTCTTGTAGGGAAAGAAATCGTCTACGATAAGTGGCTTAGACAAGGAGTGCCCGAATGGAGAGATGTATTCTGGGGAGCAGTCGGTATGGTACTTGGATTGATGTGAAAAAAATCACACCACAAAGTTTTTATATATCAAAAATTATTATTTACTTTGTGGTGTCTAAACTTAATAGCGGCACGAGCCGCATACATCGGCTTTTTTTGTGCCCATATATAACGTGTATCTCATTACAAAAGATATACTGCACCGTGTCGGGATGTAGAAATACTCTCGGAGTTTTGCTATTAAGACTTAGACAACACGTAGTGCAGTTTTTTATTGTCTAAAATTAATAGTTATGACAGAATTGGTTTTGTCAAAGGATAGTAGCGAAAGCGAAATCAAGCGTTACTTTAACGCTGTTCTTGAATTGTCGAAATCAGACAATGAGTTCCCTGTCAATCTTGATGAAGTGTGGATGCTGATTTATTCCGAAAAAGGAAAAGCGGTAAGAGCATTGAAAGAAAACTTTATTGAAGGTGTTGATTATAACACCTTTGCCAAAAATGGCAAAACTGAAACAGGCGGTTACAAGGTAATAGAATATCATCTTACCGTTTCCTGCATGGAGTTTTTCATTGCTCGTAAAGTTCGCTCAGTATTCGAGGTTTATCGTCAAGTATTCCATAAAGTAGCAAAGCACGAGCTTTCCCGAAAAGAACTTGCCTTAATGGTGATTCAAGCCGAAGAAGAGAAAGAACGCTTGGCTTTGGAGAATGAAAAGCAGCAAAAACAGATAGAGAAGCTCCAGCCGAAAGCCGATTTTGCCGACAAAGCCTTTGCAATGGAAGGCAAGTGCGATATAGGACAGGCGGCAAAGATACTTGGCTTGCCTTTTGGGAGAAACTCTTTGTTCAAGAAACTTCGTGAAGCAGGAGTATTCTTTGCTAACAGGAACGAACCAAAACAGAAGTATATTGATGCTGGGTATTTCGAGATGAAAGAAAAGCCTATTCCAAGAGAGAATCACCCAGGTTTTGTCGTGATGGTTGTTCTATGCACACAAAAAGGTCTTGCATACATCAATCACCTGTTTGGCGGAAAACCGTCCGATGGAAAATTGGCGAGAATAGTATAGCACTGTACATAATCTATTATTACTAAAAAACAAGGAGCGACAAAAACATCGCTCCTGTAACTCCTTCAACACATGATTGATGAGATAACACACTACTTAATCGTAACCCAAACCTGTTCGCCACGCTTTATCGCATCGTCAATCAATTTGTTCAACTTGTCAGAAGTATAGCGTGATTCAGTAAGCCTTCCTTTTGATGTGTTGTTGCCTACAAGGATACACCCGGCAGAATCCTTTGCTGTATTCCCAGCGTGAAAAAGAATACCCTCAAAATGAGGCACATTCAACAACCTTGGCATATTACGCCCGAATTTTGGGGACCAGTTGTATATAACCTGGTATCTACCGTAAGGGATAGCAGATTCAGCATAAACCTTCTTCTCGTTTCCATCAAACACTCCGTTCTTATTCACGTCAATAACACGATCTTCAAGCGTATTACTGAAAAACTCACCATCAATATACAAACGCCCTATAGTATAATCAGGCTTACACCATTTTCTTTCTACTAATAGTTCCATAATTTTTTATTTATTGATACATTGCAAATATACAAAAAAGTATTATATTTGCAATGTAATAATTAGGCTAGTTGATATTTAGATGTGCATTAATGAACAAATGAACACCATTATAAAGTATTCGGTGATTCTTTTATGATAACTGATAGTGGGCGTTGGTATCGTCCCGAACGGATTAACGTTTTAAAATGTGTGTAAAAATGTACATTAATACCATACCATATTTTCTGTTACTTTGCACTATCTAAATGAACCATTACGATGTTTTTACTTGGCAGCAGGCAGATGTGAATCTTTACTGTTGCCTTTTTTGTTACATTACATATAAATATACAATGACACCCAATGAAATAAAACAATTCCGTAATTATATGCGTAAATGTATATCTATGAATTTTACGCTTGAAGAAAAAGAATGTATAACCAAGAAGAAAAAGGAGATAAAAGAAGCAGGAGAAGCTATAAGAAAAAACAATGGAGGGAAAAATCCAATACTAGGTTTCTGATTTATATTAATTTGTATGGTAAATTAAAGTCTAATACATACCTTTGCACTATGGACAACGAAAGAGAAATATTATCGAAACTTGACGCTATCATACAGAACCAAAAGGTTTTGTATGAGAATCAAATTGTAATCTTTCAAACTCTAGCATCAATCGGGCAAAAAGTTTACAGCCAAAGCGATTTCAAGAGTTTGATGATAAACATGGTAGCAAACGGAATAACAGAAAGAGTAGAAGCCAATGATCAACAAAGAAGAAACATCTAAGATTGCAGACTATTACTTCCAGGTAAAAAGACTTGCCAACGGTATAAAATCGTCAACCAAAGAGCGTGCGGAGAAGTTCTCTAAAGACCTTCTAGCCATATTCCTTTTGGCAGGGGCTAAATCGTTCACATCAATATCTAAACTTCCAGATAAGCAAAAAGAAAAGGTGTTAGAAATAACCAACAAATTTCGTGAAGATATATACAACGACATATACCAATATGTATTGAAAAGTAATGAACTGTCACGCGATCTAAATGACGATCTTGGATGGGAATATATTTCAATGACAGATAATGGCATTAAGGAATATATGGAAAGAACATATGGGGGAGAAACAACCAAGCAAAGAATAAATATAAACACAAATAGATTTCGTACAGTCGTGGAAGTTTATCTTGCTAATACATTGCTATCATCAAAAACAAATAATATAGAAAAAATAACGGATGAAGTTCAAAAAAAGATATGGAATAACATATCATCACCATATAACGTATCATTCATTCCACCAAATAAACAAAGGCATTATGGTAGAGGATATGCCACAAACGGTATAAGCCAGTTGTATGTCATAGAACAGCAGATGATTCTAGGAATTTTCAATGAAGCAAACTACAATTCATGGAAAAATATGCCAAACTTTAAAGGATGGAGGACAGCCGTTACGTCTAAAAACCCATGTCAGTTCTGCATTGACGAACAATACAAGACACACACAGAAAGACCAAGATTGCCATTTCATGCCCATTGTTTGTGTATATTATACCCAGTGTTTAATAAATAATAACTTGATAATCAACATACCATTGAGTAATATTACCATAAGATGGGGGATTTCCAGCATCAACCACATCATTACGAGTAAATGATTTAGGAATATTTGTACACGAAGGCATCAAGATATTACCTGACCATTGGCTCGTATAAGATCCATCTTTCGCTCTCCATCTATATCTAGCGTATGGTCTGCCGGATGAAGCAACGTAATCACTAGAAGTGTTATTTGTAATGTTCAATCTGCATTTAGAAGAAGTAGAGCCATTTGTCAACTGTCCGTAAACAGAGAATCCAGAAGCGTTGGCTGTTGTATCTCCAAGTGTAATAGAAAGACTTTGTGTAACCACTATCGGCTTACGAATAAATCCGTCAGATGTAGTAGGGATTAAGCATAATACATTTCCACTGTAATCACAAAAATAACCCTTAAGATAAATATATGTATCCCCCATAGATATGAGATTATTGCGATTAAGAGTAATTGAAATTTTTCCTGTACTATCAATACTACTTACAACGAAAACTCCAGAATCTACCAACTTCTTTAATTGATTATATACTTCCACCTTTATTTTCATATTAGACCAAGTAAATCCCCCAAGTATTTTACCCCAATTATACCTAGAATCAGCCCAATATGGTGAAATTGTAAGCACAAACGTTGCCTTTGTAGCATCTACAGGATTAGTTAGAATATCTTTATCTATTGTAAGAGGTTTAGCCCCATGATCGTATCCATCAAAATCAGTAAGCCTGGCCCATGTTTTAGGTCTATCATATACTAATTTCTTATTTACAGAATCATAAATTATACCAGGTAAACTAGCATTGTCAAATGAAGGGCTAGACGCTTCTTTGGGTTTTATATAACTCCACATATTAATTTTTTCGCTAAGACAAGCATATCCTAAATCATAACCATCACTAGTAGGACCGATGCCTAGAGTAGGATATACATCACTATCCAATCCGACAGGTGCGGTGATTTTACCGTTAGAGTGACCCATAATCACCCCCTTCCTCTATAACGGTATAAGAACCTTTACAAACAACAATGCCATTACAACTGATACTACGACAATGAATATCGCCATCAATTATAACAGCATCAGAAATATCATAATCACTAGGAAGTTCCTCACCACATAGTGTTATAACTTCGACTGCCCCTGTGCTCCCTCGCTTCGCTTCGGTCGCACACCAAATTTCCAGTAATAAATAAACTAATTTTCATCTAACTCACGTATTAAATCATTAACATATTTTACACAGGAATCTAACTCGTCATATCCGTCCAAAATCATAGCACCGACAGTGATGTGAAGTTTGTCTATCACTTCTTTTTTAAACAGCACGGCATTCGCCTTGCTTGTATCAGACTTTTCTATCACCGTTATTGCGGAATCAATCATCCTAGTGACTTCGGATGGTGACATCATAGGAATATCAGCACCTTTACGCCAATATTGATATTCTCTTAGGTTATCAAGAAGTTTTTTTTTCCTCATTACACTATTTTCAAATTAAGAACTCTAGTAACACTGTTTTCCATTTTTTGTACAACAGATTCGGTGAAACCATTATCATCAATTCCTTTCACATAATCAACTAAAGAATGAATTTCCCTGTTCACATCAAGCATAGTAGAACAAACATTATCAAACATTACACTATCAGAAGCCTTATCCATCTCTCTGTCAGCAAAACTTCTCTCAACCATATTACCATTTTCATCTATCTTATATGAAGGAATATTAAAGAAAGAGCATATATCAAACCTACTCATTGCACTGATAGTGTTAATCATACTTATAATATCTCTATCAGAACAATCCAAGACAATATCCCTATAATCTTCACACACAAAACAGCTTTTAAAAGAAAAAATTGGAATATCATCTTCTGAATCAATAATAGATGGATCTATATACTGCCTTTTCTTTATTGCAATAAATTCAGAGTGGTCATATCCAACAGATTTATATATTTCAATATCTTCAATCCAATTCGTCAATTTTAACATCGTTTCTCTAATATACCTTTCGTACAAAATAATATCATAATATAATTCAGAAAATCTAAGCTCTTTTTTACAAAAGGTAACAGGCTCAGAAATAGATTTTAAAACAGACAACTTACCCAACACAATATTAAATGTATCAACTAACGGATATTTACCTTTAATCATCTTTTTTTTCATAACTCAATGAATAAAAAACGGATGGAGGAAACCCCAAATATGGCAAAAAAGATAAACCTCCATCCGCAAACAAAAACAAGAATTTAATCAATACAGGCAAAAACCACACATTTCGGATAGTATTGCAATACTAAAAGGGCAAATCATCCCGTCTTTCAGGCTGGGCAGGTGCAGGTGCAGGCGCAGGTGCTGGTTGCGGCATATCTATCTTAAAGCACCCAACTTCATTGTAATATTTACCCTGGTATTCTCTTGCTCTGATTTCAAGATGGGCAGTAATAGTATCACCCTCTTTCAATTGAAGATCACACAGGTTTCCCATTACATAAAAATACACTTCTTTGGTATATGTAGCACCAATTTCCTCAACGAGAAGATTTCTCTTTTGCCAAGGATTACCTGCCTTACTTGTACCAGTCTGTAACTGACCTACTTTTTTTACTTTACAATTTAATACTAAATCCATTTTTTTATTTTTTATATTTTTCTTCCTTAATCTTATCCAATTCTCTCATAGCGGACAGCCTTCTTTTGTGAGCGTCCACCCTTATCCAGAAAACTTTCCAGCTAACTTCCTTACCGTTAGTGGTGTTCTCTTTAAGTATCTTGCCACATTTTAAAATCTCGTTGACAAGATAATCATACCGTTCTTTATCATAGCAATATCTCATGCGACAAAAGTAATATTAAAAAATAAACTAATACAGAAAACAATAATAAAAATTGTTAATCACACAGTTAATTCTTCCTCTTCCTCTTTTGACAATGCTTCCACGTCACCATCTTCACCTTTAGGGAAATACAGTTTGTCAAGATAATTGCTTGCTTCACTCTTTTCAGTGAAACTCTTTATAACACTTCCCCGTTTGCTAACGACACGGTAACTAATATTATCCTCTGCTACAACTTTGTAACAATTTAAATCATCCACATCTACGACATCGGGAGCATTATCATCAATACGCATCATGCTCAATATATGAGAATACTCATTCACCTTCACCGTACAGGAAAAAACATTAGGAACTGGTTCTACTATCAATCCGGCATTTATCAATGAATCAAAAACAGAACGCCTAGGTTTGTATTTCAGTTGCCTCCTTATAAACTTCAACGTTATCATATTATCTCCCCTCTGTGCGGATAATACGCACAAACGTAATACCCGTAACGCATCAATACTACATAGAGGTGAAAGGTACTTGTACAACTGAACAGGAGTAAATTTATGGAAATAATCAAATACTCCCTCTTCCTCTATTTCCTTTACACGCCTTTCCCTTTCCTTATTCCTTACCGTCAAATTAGTGGTTTTCCTTACTGACATAGACTATCCTTTCCATGTATCGTTTTCCTTTATCCATTTACGTTCATCATCACTAAGATCACCTGTTGATTCACGATGATATACACACTTGTTGCATAACCCTGCCTTGGCACGGACACACTTGTCGCAATCGTATGGGAAAAACGCTATGGTGGTCTTGTCATAGAAATCCTCACTAGCATCATCGTCAGAAAGCCATCCTTTGAACTTTGCAAGCATATCAAGCGCACCTTTCACATCCTTAAAATCAGCAGTGTCTATATCAGAACGCTTTAGGAAACTTTCTATAAGGCTTATTGCATCTTCAAATTCAAGGTTATCCTTGTTTATCAAAGTCTTTGTCTTTTCCTTATTCTCACCTTCCAATACACGCCTCATGGATGGTGTCACATAATCGGAAGCAAGCATGGAAGATTTGGCATAATTGACAATCTGTGTTATCCTTGGAGAGTTCACCCATTGCTTGGCTTTCATAAGCAAAGAACGCTCTGACATACCCTCGTCAACAACGTGTGTAGCCTTGTAAAACAAGACAGGATTGGTATCTATGACATAAGCGGACGCAGCCCATAACTCCATCTCATTCGCATCATCAATATGCTTTGCTATATCAATCTTCTTCTGTTTTTCATCGTCAATAAGAAGATTGTTACTAAGGGGAAGTTTACCCCATCCTTTATTCAAACCCATTATCTTTCCTCCTTTATCCTAGACTTTATCTCCCTTACCCTCTCGTCAAGCTCAGAAGAATATTTAAAAAGATTGTATATGCTACTCCTGTCAATACATAGAAAATCAGAAATTTCAGACATACTTAAACCCATATCACGCATGACACAGCACACAAGAGCACGGTTCATAACAATATCATGTTTTCTGCTTTTCCTGTTAACATCAGTATCGGAGAGTCCGCTTGCCGCTAGAACTCTCCTAAAAACCAAAGCGTTATCAGCCTTTTTCCCCATTTTTCACATTCTCCTTGTCCACTATCAATTGCATTATATCAGCGTAACCAGCCAAATCAACCATATTGTCACGCTTTTTATGAAATCCCTGTCTGCATAGCTTTACAGCTATCTGTACAGCAACACAGTCATAAGGAGATAATTCCTTTCCAGTAATCAAAGAAGCCATCTTGGAAATATTTTCAAAATTGACTACTGCATCACCATAGTCAGACTGCCTGCTGTTGCTGCGGATATCCTTTGCCTCATCAAGGATACTTCTCTCTTTAACATGATCAACATAAGCAATACAATCCGAGAAAAGAATATACTCTTTACCCTGGTCATCCGCACAAAGAAACTTTTCACCATTCTCAAAACAGTATTTAACAGTGACAAATTCACCGAATACATTTGACTTGCTTACAGAATCTTTACCGTGAAGTGAAATGTATTTATCACGGTTTATAATTTTCACCCTGCTGTTCAATGTAACTCCAATCATAACAAATCACCAACTTTTATGTTATCCGCATCCTTCTTGTCAGAAAAGAAGATACGGTCATACTTAGTTTCACCAAACTCAACAAACATGGCTAAGATAAAATACTTGTTCAGTACACTATCATAACCCTTGTCGTAAATCTTATTTATCTTTTTTGTTTTCATCGTTTTTCACATTTAATATCCATACTGTCACCTCCCATCATCATCTTCAACGTACATGTATTGGACATCAGTTCAACAACCTCGTATCTTACGTACTCATTTCCATCAACATAACATGTAATGGTTTTACCAGATATATCATAAGTACCGTAACCATTCCCAAAATAGCCCCTTCCTACATAAGTACCATCCTGATTGAACTTAGCGTAAGTAGGTCTTATCATAGGATACCATCTACCATCCACTTTTACCTGAACAAGTTCCCATGTACCGATAATAGCATCCTTGTATTCATCATCCTTATCATCGGAACAACTACACAACCCCAATAATACTATTGAAGAAATAGATAAAAATAATAAAAACGTCTTTCTCATTTTCCTGAATTATTTGTGTGACCAAAACCTCCATCACCCCTATCCGTTGAATCAAGGCTTTCAACCTCAATAAATTCAACCTCAATATAATTACTGAAAAGAAGCTGAGCAATCCTCTCCTTTGCGGCAATATAGAAAGGCTCTTTCTCAAAACTCTTCACTATAACACCGATACAACCGGTATAGTCACAATCAATAACACCATCCAACACATCTGCGTCATGATACTTCCCGTCAACGCCAATAATACCTTTCAGAGAAAATCCACTTCGAGGCTTGATAATAGCCTTCATATTTGATGGCATCTGAATGGCTATACCAAGTTTAATCAGATTACGACCTTTTCTAATCAACGTGTTGTCAGGAACATACAAATCATACCCGGCAGCACCATCAGTTTTTTTTTCGGGAAGAACTGCATCCCGTCTTAATTTTACAAATTTTACTTTATCCATTTTTAACATCAGTGTTTAATCTAAATGCGGCTTCCCTAGCCTGATCCTTCGTCCTATACAACTCTATTTTTTCAAACATACGACCATCATCACAGTCATACGTACACAAGGTTACAGCCCACATATTGCCACGGGGAGAATAAAAGTATTTCCCGTAATCAGGTCCCATAACCTTTCCGTCAATCTTGATTTCACCTCTATTAGACATGCTTATTCTTATAAATTTTTCTCATTTCATCTATTAAATTAGAAAAAGATTTTATATACCCCATATCTATAGCAAACGATAAAGATTTTTGCAAATCATCCAATTCTTTTAATTGTTTTTGAGTAGCTGTATTTCTAATCATTGTTTCGTGAACACCAAAAACAATATAATTCAATCCTTTAGCTATGATACGGTAGTCTACATCATCAAACTTAGATGCCGAACGACATAAATCATTATATCTATCACCAGCTTCAATGCGATTGATAATAAGATTATCTGTCAACCACATTATAACAGTAGCATATATTTCAGGATTAAGTTCAAGAGCAATAAGAACCCAAATATAAGGATTGCAGGAAACATGCCTATTATTACGAGCACCAAGAGTTTTATAAACACCATATTTCTTTAATACCTTAACTAAAGAGCTTTTATTAACTTCATCAATAAAAGCTGTAAATCCTGTTTTTATAATTCCCTGTTTATTAAGGATATAATATATACGTTCAGAAGATGAATTGTTAGATAATATATTTTCAACTCTCTTCTCGTTCCACCCTTTTTCAATCCTAGCCCTAGTATACGCCTCCTGTAAATCAGTTATAGACAAAAATTGATTTTTGGTATCTTGCCTAATAGTAACCCCAAATAATTTTCTGTCATTAGACACCATTGTAACGTTAGTTTTCATATTAATATAATTTAATTTAGCGCAAATATACTAAATAAAATTACATTATCAAATATTTTATTATGATTTACTTTTTCACCCCGAATTTTTTCCTGAAATCATCAACAGAACATGCTATGCGATTACCAAGACGGTCTACATACAAAACAGCACATGTGTCCACCCCATAACGTAAACTCAACATGCTAATAATACTGTCAACGACACATTCATCACCAGTTTTCAAATCAAAATATTTGTTTCCTATGATAATAAGTTCATGATCAGCTAATGGAACAACACGTTCTATCTTGCTCTCACGATACTTTTTCAACTTTTCAAAGAACTCACGGTACATGACACGTTCATTATTGTCCATGACATGATAAAAATCACAGCAAATATCACTAACATCATTCTTTTTATCAATTTCCTCAAGGTTGTCAATCGCATTCTGCAATGCGTCAAATAGATTTACATCATGATCATCCGACACTTCTTCCATCATTCTGTCAATGGAAGCAATAGCCGCATTCTTGAAATCAATATCGTCACAACGAAATCCCAAAGAAATATAATTACGCAAGGAAAGAAGATTTTCCTTAAAATCAATTCCTACTTCAATGTCCATTCTCTAAATTCTTTAATGTTAATACTATTCAAATTATTAATAACAGCATCTCCGATATCATCATTATGCTTCAATCCGTAAGACAAGAAAGGACATTCCCACCATCTTGAAACACGTCCTTTGTCACCCCACAAAGATATAGCTTTATCATCAAAGTCTGGAAACAAAATAACATTTTTTGGCAATTTATTTCCAAGCTGGTTCATTCCGCCACAAGCTGTCCATATAAAACCGTTACCGAAAGCCATAGAAGCTATTATGGCGGTTTTCTCCGATTCAACCATACAAGTTATCGCATCGCTGCAATAATCCCCTAAAAACGGCTTAAAATAGCCGCGATAGGTAAACCCCTCTCCCGTAGTAAACTTCCTAAAAGCATGGGTTTCCTTCTTCCTGTGACCGTTCACTCCATATCTTATCCTGTTGTCATGGCACACGTTACCATCCTTGTCGGAATACCAGAACACAGCGGATTCCCTTCCAAGACATCCTACCTTATACCTTGAAAACACATCATTAACGGAATCAACACCGAAAACACCTGAAAGGTACTCGTACAGGTTATTACCCTTCCAATGCCCGGCATCGCTAAGCCTGTCAACATACTTCATATCAACAAACCTTGATTCCTGCTTCCCAGAATCATACTCCCTCTCGTAGAAATCCTTTAAACTCATCCTGCAACCGTCCGGGCTTGACAGAATCCTAAAAGCATCAGAAGCACTACTGCAACCGGGAAGATAAGACACGAGAAAGTCAAACAGGTTGACAGAATCACCTCCCTGCTCGGTAACGGTGATACTGCCTGACTTGTTCATATAGAAAACCAGCTTGTCCTTCCTGCTATGGCTCTCCAGATTTATCCTAGCAGGTAAAGTCCACCGTTTTCCCCTACGCCTGAGAGGAAGACCAAGCACAGTGTCAAGATTGGAAAAAATATAATCATAATCAATACTAGCCATGTCACTACTTAAAATTACGCCATCCCTGTTTCAAATCCCTGAAGAAATCGCTCAACGTATAACGATAACCATCAGGGTATCCCAGAAAATCAGAAAGGCATGAAATATATCCATTAGGCTTACGACCGCTCGTCCATCGGTACACCATTTCGGCAGGAACCATAAACACAAGAAGAACAAATACAATGTCAACGTATATGAGAAACATGACAAAACGAACAAAACACCTCATAATCATTCCTCCACATCCCCTAAAAGAAGTTTCTTCGCATAACGCAACGCAAACTCCCAATTGTAATAAAACGTACCTAGCAAATCAAAGAACAGGCTATACACGGCATCCTTGTCACCATCGGGAACGGAATACATGATATCATCCATCATACGGATATCATCACTGAACCTGGCATTCTTTGTCGTATAACGCCACAAACCGCCTATGGCAAGTATCTTGGCGTGTTCATAAACATGACCGTCAATGGAATATACATCACAAACGTAATCATTAAACCAATCCTCATTGTCCAGCACACCACTAACAGGACTTGCCGACAAAATCATATTAACAAACACACCAAAATGACAATACTGCTCTATCTTACCCGAATCATTGTCAAACTCAACCTTAAAAGCATCCTTGCCGCCCTCATTAATACTGCAAACCATGTCACTCACGTAAAGCGTCTTTAACCACTGGCTGAAATTATACCTTTTCAAACCAGTCCTGTTACGGGATTCATTTATCGCACACTGGGCATCAGACACACATACATACCAATCAGAAGTAACACGAATACTTCTATCAAATAAAACAATCTCTTTATTATCCATACACAATAAAATTTTTCAGCAAAAATACATATTAAAGTAATATGGTAAAAACAATAACGGTTAAATAATCTTTAATCGTTATTGTATTCTCGGACAATATTGGAGATGATATTATATATCTTATCAAGAAAATTATTCCTTTCAGCTACATCCAAATATGTTTCCCGCTTATCTTTTTTATAAGCCTTCACGGAAATACCATAAAGATAATAAAGTTGATCGTAAATCTTATGCCATATATCCCTCTGGTTGGTATTTGTAGCGGAAGAATATTTGTTTACCAATTGACGAATGTTGTTTCTCATAGACATTTCAGGAAGGACATCAGAGGACATTGACACAGACAGTAAAAGTTTACCATTCTCATCCCTTTCCTGCTCAATTGCATCAAGACGCTTCTCTACGTTATCAATTCTCCTACTTTGTTCAAGAAGAGCCTGTGCGGATTGAACAAGTATTTCAAGTTGTGACAATGGTTTTTTCTGTTCTTTCAGTGCCTTCTCCATCGCATTAAATGCAGCAATATAATCCAACTTGAATTTAAGAGCCTTTTTCCCTGTAAATCCCATCGCCAAAAGGGTAAATCCATCTCGGTTCATAATAAATATAGGATACTCCTGTCCATTTTGATCATTAATATACGTTGTTTCCTCAAACATAAGGTTGGCTGCATTTTCAGCACACCCCTTTATTAACCCACGGATAGAACTTAACACATTCTTGTGTTCTTTTCCAAACTTTTCAGCCACCAATAGGCTGTTAGTTAAAACTTGGTCATTCTGACCTTTAAAAACCAGTTCATTCATAACAATAAAAAAGTGCGCCTACTACGAGCTGTCAAATCAACCATAGGGTTTATTTCGGAGGCGTTTCCGCAGCTCCACTCGGTAGGCGCAATATCTTAATCTATACTACTACAATATGTCATGGCAAAAAAATAACTCCAATGATTGAAGTCACAGGAGTTTGCCTCTCCCATGATTGATTTAACGCTACAAAACTAAGTATTTTTTTTAAAACTGCAAAATTTAGAACGGCAAATCCTCCTTCATTATATCATCAGCCTGTTGGAGAAGATATTCGTCAGGATTGTACTTACGTCTTAGGACAATCTGGAACATTCTGTTCCTGTTCTCATCCCATGCGGAAGTGACTGAATATCCTTCCTGGCGTATCATGTCAACCATCTTTCTCTTACTGTAAGGCCTAACGCCACAGTCAATACAATATGCACTGTATTTCACATACAGGTCACGGTCACGGATAGCCTCAAGTTCAATTCCCCCATCAGCATCATACCCCGAATCGTAAAGATAGGACAGGACACTGTTGGAATCACGTCTGGCATTCTCCGTGACGGATTCTATCGTATAACTTCTCGTAAACTCACCCTTGTTCTTAACAAACCGTCTTGCACCCTCTATTATCCAGTTGATAATGGCTGCCGATTCCTTTGACAGCTTCAACGGAAGAGATCTGTCCTGTTCCGATTCCTTAAACACACGATAGAACGGGATAACAAGGGAGCGTCTGAAGTGACCATAAGTCTGGTCCGAAACGGAAGGCATCTTGTTAAGGTTGGCCATGAAAGGCGGCATCATATCGGCAAGGAAAGGCTCACCGAACGGAAGGCGTGCCATAGTAGGCTCACCGGATATGAACTTCTTATACTTGCCACCGCTCACATCCTTTCCACCCATCTCGGAAGCGTAGTTGAGCAGTTTGCCGTTTATCATAGCTATATTGTACTCGCAAGTAGACTTGTCACCCGACAGGTCAGCCATCTCCATATAAGAAACATTATCCTTACCTAGCGCGTTGACAACAGCGTCAAAGAACACCGACTTACCGTTACTACCACAACCGAGAAGGTAACACATCTTCTCCATCTTGATCTTCTTCCTGTCAACAAAGGCACACCCCACAAACTCCTGCAAGGCATCCTGTGTGTCCTTCACAGGAATCACATCGTCCAGGAACTTCTCCCACAACGGGCTGCGCGCCAACGGGTCATAATTGATATTGATACGTATGCACGATTCTATCATAGGGGAGAAATCAAACGTTTCCATCGTTTCCGTGTCAAGGACACAATTGTCAAACGTGATGAAGTTACGCTTGGGATTGAATATCTCATGCGTCACGTTCTTCACAATGGTACGGTAGAAACGCTCGCTCGTATCGGTCATGTACAGTTCGCTAAGACCGTTTATGCGGCACAAATCCATACACAGGCGCATCAGATCCTCCTTCATCATGGGAACGAATATCTTACCGTCAAAAGCCATGATGGAACCGCTCCTGTGGCGTCTGAAATTGCACTCCCTGCATGCATCAGCTATATCCATCTCGACCATAGCGGATATGGAACGCTTCCACTCGCCTTCATCCCTTGCTTTACGGAAGCCACGACCACCACCCTTGTCCGCCAGCTTGCCCATAACGGAATCAAGGATGTATTCATAAGAAGCCTTTGCAGATTCAGCGACAGTCATTTTCCCCTCCTTTCTCTACCGATTCTACCGATTTCTCCCGGTCCACAACCTTCCCGAACATTACAACAGGATACAGGTCATAATCGTCCGTTGATATATCAGGGCGTGCGTCCATATCATCAAGCGAAGAATACACGTCCGCGATGTGCTCCAGTTTCCTGCACACGATGGAATCACGTCTTATCCCGTAATACTCTATAAGGTCAGCCATGTACTGTATGGTGATGTCCTTGAACCATGTGAACGCATCATCACGTGTCCTTGCCCCGTCACAGCAGGTATTGAACGTGTACCCGAAACGCCTCATCTTCACGAAGTAGCTGTTCCGCCACAACGACACCGACTTGTCCATCTCGTTCCCTGCGTTACGTATCGCGGTGACGATGCTTCCAGGCATGAGCGCACACCGTGAAACGCGAGCGGCGGAAGGCTTCCCGTTCGCCCCGGTCCCATCCACCATATCCACATCTGGCACGAACCTTAGATCATCCACGCTCCTTCCGCCCACAACGGACGTGTCATGCCGCATAAGATAGTCGGCATCCACGATATGACCGTACTGCCTTACCTGGCCCTCACACCACGAAGCAAATCTCCTTAACGACCGTTTCCACTCGGAAGGAAGCACATACCCGTACCTTGCACATATCTCCGCTATATGCTTCCTCTCCTTCTCCCATTTTCTCTTCATCTTCCTCTCGTACTCCAGCACCTCACCTTCCACGCTGACACCAGCGACCTGTGCGGCCATAGACTTTGCAGTTAAAGGTACGGGCACACGCTTGATGAATGACGCTTCCGACACGAACACAGCCTTTGTCCCGTCATCCAGAGGCTCGTCAAGTTTAAGACAGCAGTGACGGTCCCTGAAGCTGACGAGCGTAACCCACCCGAACAGCCGTGTCTGAACCCTCATTCCCTTGTACCAACGTTCCCTGTCGGGCATTGCATCGGACAGGCATACGACACGCCTTGATTCGGGCAACCTAAGTTTAATCTCTATTTCTTCTTCCATATTTTACTTGATTTTACCTGCAAATATAGCGCAAAAAACAATACGAAAACTAGTAGTTAAATTAATTAACTACAAATGTTTATGTGATTAACAAATACGTGTCAAGGAAGATAGTTTATCTTTCTTTACACAAGATTTTTTACTTTCACGTCCACAGTATGCTTTGAATAGGAAAAGTAAAAAATATTGATTGTTGTTATTTTTTACTTTTGTAATAATTTTTCTCATTTTAGTTAAAATGATTTAACTATAATTTTTTATCTACTTATTATTTTCTACGTTAAGAAATGTAAAATTGACTTAATTTAACATAAAATAAAAAATCTCAACACTGATAGTTGCATATGCAACTAATTGATTTGGGGAAATTCGTAAAAAACCTACGAAATTCGTTGATTTTTCGTAGACTTCGTAAACTCTTCGTTTTTCAACACTTGTCAAAAAACTAGCAAAAATTAGTAGTTAAATAGCTGAAAACAAGCTGTTTAGTATTGTCAAAAAAAATTGAATCGTAAATCTTTGAAAATTTACTCTCTATTAATTTGCATATTAAATGTTAAAAGTAATATATATATACAAAATATACATACACGTACACCTTACATGCTCTATTACAATACATATACACGTACATCACATATACGACACATACAGCATAAAACCAAAACTGCATACGTAATTTAGTATAGATACATATCAAAACGACGAAATCAACGAAGAATACTGTAAACCAATAACTTATACTGCAAAAAAAGACATAAAAAATGCAACCATACCTACGAAACACACCAAAAAACCTACGATTTTCGTAACTTTTTATGTAAATATTTATCCGATTTTGTTGAAAACTACCAAAAATACACATCCAAACCGCAAAATCAGCCATCCGAGCAAAATTTGGAGAAAAAAATTTTTCAGAAAAAAATTTATCAGGAGCGACACACCCACGAATAAAAGTCCAGGAAAGGGGGTATGCCACTGATTTACAGGTAGTTACAAGCTGAAATCATCCCGGATATATACCGTTTGTAAATAAAAATAAATTCTTTTCTACGAGAATCGAATTTCGAAATCTTTACAAATAAAATATCTTTACAAGTGACTTCTACGAAGATTTCGTAATTCCTTGATTATCAGACACTTACAAACAAATTTAACACAAATTAACATTGAAAAATCTTGAAATTAAACATAATATTAAGCTAAAATAGGTCTTGCACGGTCTGATCTATTAATATTATGCAATATTAATTTAAAATATGTATATAAACTGTATTGATTTTGGAAAAAACGGGCTTAATTTATAATGAATGTTAATGAAATATACAACCTAATCAAAAACGCCGTATGTTTGCAGTGTCGGAAGGACAAAGGGATACTTGACGTAATGAAACAGCCTGCTATAGTGACAGTATAGCACGGAACCGAAAAGAATAGGATAATCGGTATATAAATAGCGGTATGGCTAGCCACGATACAGAGGTACGGAATACTTGATACAGGCGATAGTGTTCTAGTGCGATATGTGATTAGCTCCTTGATTATGCGTATATTGGCGTGTTGCGTATCTTATACATAAGCCTTAATACTTATCTGTTATGCACGGATCGGTTGATATAAGCCGTAAAAACATACGATACACGACAATACACGACAATACACGCACATTGTAATGTAGCTGCCAATTGGAATATATCGGAATATATCGGAATATATCGGAATAGATGGTAACGGTTACAAGCCCGTATAGATACAGAGTACAATTAGTTAATTAAAAACATTATATATTATGGAAGCAAAGAAGATCTCACAGAAAGCGGTTAAAAACATGATTAACAGTAATACAGTATTGTTGCATATTGGTAACTTTGAAACGGGAAAGCGTATCAACTTAAGGCGCGCGGTTGACGAATGTGTGTATACTAGTCGGTTGTATTACAATACGGAAATTTATTCGGAGCGTGAAAAGATGAATTACTTATCGTTAAAACATAATGATAAGTTGTTTGAGGTTAAGCTATATGAAACACATATTGCAGCGATTAACGAATACACGGAGTACCACATTAACTATGACGCAACAAGCAAGTATTATACCTTTGTTATTGGTGGCATGAAGTTTTTGATCGTGTCGGATATGGGCTGGTGTAATATCTATCAGGTGTTTGATAGCGTGGTAGACGATCTGGATAAAGAACCTTTGTTAAAAGAAATTAAACAAAGCGGCGTAATAACAGAAGATCAGATACAGACATTAAAAAAACGCTCAAACGACTTGCGGCGGAATGTTATTAATTACAATTGGATAGAGCATGCCGGGAACGGATACGGTATACCGTTAACAAAGGAACAAGGTGCAAAGGAACTAGACTGGATAAGGTCTTTTGTTGAAAAAAATATATATCGTGCTAAAGATATAGAGGTTATACGAAACGCCTCTCCATCTGATATTGTTTTTAAAGGCTTCTATAATAACGGTATAGGAAGCTGGTGCAATTACTTGCCAATATACGAAATAAACGGTATAGAATATGTACCAATGTCACAACCCTATATAATTGGAAGATATGAGTAAAAAATACAAACTTACTGTAGAGTTACGCGCGGGACATGGGAAATTATTATAAACAATTAAATATTACAATTATGGAAAGATACGATTATTTGGAAGCGGTTAAAGAGGATGTTTTAAACTATATCAACGAAAACAATATAGTAGTAACCTCCGAAAACCGGGACGAAGTGGAACAAGATCTTAATGATAGATTATTTGTGTCCGATAGTGTAACGGGGAACGCATCAGGGTCATACACGTGCAATTCGTGGGAAGCTGAGGAATACATTTGTCACAATTGGGACCTGTTAAGTGAAGCGTTAACGGAGTTCGGTTGCGATATGAGTTATTTGGAAAGAGGCGCGGAATCATGCGACGTAACTATACGATGTTATCTGTTAGGACGGGCAATTTCGGAAGTATTGGACGAAGTGGAAACGGAAATAGAGGAAGAGGAAGAGGAATGAGAACGTTTTTTGCACAAGTTGAAACACGGTATCGGGCGATTAAAAATTGCCCGTTTACCCCCGCACATGTTGTCAAGGTTTTTGGCGGTTATATGTGTTTTGAAAGTGATAATGATTATAGAGTTTGGAAGAATCAAAAGTAAATAACTATGATCGAAACATTAATACTATTAGGTTGCCTGTACCTATCTATACGGGTAACTGATTATATCGAAAAACAGAAACAAAACAATAACAATTAAAAACGTAACATTATGGAAAGAAGAAACGACATATCCAACTTGCTTGCAATGTATATACGTAACACAAGGGAAATATACGATATTACAACATGGCTGAAAAGCTGTGTAATCAAAAAAGCAAACAAGGGTGTACAACCACAAGCGGAACACCTTGCAAATTGTAGCACAATGAAAAATATAATCAGAGAAGCCGCCAAACTGTTATACAAGTACGACGGGATAACACCCACTAGACAGGAAAAACAGGAAGCGGCCAGGGAGCACGCTAAATATATCCTTGACAGTGTGCAATACTCCATTCAGAAACACCAATAGAGGCAAAATAAAGCCCTGTGACTAAAGATATATATTACCCATAAAAAACAAAAACATTATGATACAAGTAATAGTAAAAAACAGCAAAACAGGTAGCCAATATATTTGTAAATCGGCTTCAAAAACAGTAAAGGATATAAGCTACCATTTCATATGCATGCACAGGAATCACCCGTTTTTTAAACAATTCTATCACGGTCCGAACGGAATACAAACAGGATCGGAACGATACAAGGAAATAGAAGCCCTAGAAAAATCTATCTGGAATACACCGATGCACGAACTACTAGAACTAACTATCACGGAAACGCCCCTAGACGGTCGTACTAGATACGCAAAACAGTTACCCGTGTATAATACGGACGTATTAGCAGAACTTACCTATTAATCAATCAAAAAACAATATAACTATTGACAGTTTTCTATTAATATTTTCAGCTATGAGAAAGAAATACGCTAAAGAACAATTACAGGAAGTAATAGCTAATATAAATAAGATAGTAGAAAATCGTGTGAGATGTTTTCATAAACCGATAATTCCAGGCAATTGCCCTACGTTTGACGAAGAAACAGCAAACTATGTTAGGGAAAGACTGGAATTATACCTAAAAACGTGGGTGTTGCCAAATCTCAACGAAGTGTTAAACGAATTATCTAAATAATTAGTATTATGAAAAAACAGAATATAGAAAAAGAATTATATCCTATCCTTGAAAATGAAAGTATTAAGATAGGAACGTTTAAAGCTAGTAGAAGTATTAATACATTGGATTTTATCAAGGAAAATATCAAGTTCTGGAAAAATTATGATGGGCACAAACTACCAGAAAAACAGGTTAAACGAGCGTATTATAACGGCACAAGGACGCAAAAAATAATCAAAATGTACCTAGATACACCCGAATTGATTAAGTTTGTAAGAGAGCACGCAAACGACTATAATACGTTAAATCGAAAGGACGTACCTAGCTGCATAACTATTGATCGTAGGCGGAATGAACGTTATTTTTCCGTATATATCGAAAAGTTTGGGAACGTGCGTTTTGATGAAGTGTTAAGAGTTTTCCCTTTGCTTCCTAAATCATATTTGAACGAATAATGAGAGTAATTAGAGTAATAAGAGTTTTAAGGAGAATACTAACTGATTCAGATATTATAGATCTGTATGGTCTATATTGTGAATTTTACAAAAATATATAATAATATTATATAACATTGTAACCGTACCGTTTGAACAAATGAGAGAGATACGCAAGGAACTGGACCGATTTGTTAAGCCTATACAGATAGAGATTATCAAGAGTGATTTTCAAACTGTTTCATTCAGAGAATTAAGATAAAGCGGAAATAATGTGAAATATTTTCCCGGTATGGAGAACAACAAACAGAGCGACACTGTTACCGGGAGCAATTTTTACTTAAAAACGAAAATAAACGAAAGGTATGAATATTATTACAGATCATGCAAAGCTACGTTACAGGTTGAGCAATAATAGCGGATCAATAAATAAGGAGGTTGGAAACGATCAGCAAGCGGCCTATGATTTTGCAAACGAAATAAAAGAAACGGCAATTATACGCGGATATTTTGTTTTCAAAAAGCGTGGGAAATGGCGAACGAATACGGTATTCATTGATCATGTGTTTAGAAACATATTGTCCTAATATTGCAATGAACTATTACTAACTTATGAGAACGAAAAACTCCTGAACAATTACACAACCAATGGAATCATATAAACGACTATGTAAGGCGTCACGGAAAATTCATTGAATACGTGCGTTATAGTAACATTATGGCACATGAATACAGGCTACCAATATAATGCTCCAGTGTTGCACAAAGTAAACAGCTATCCTGGTATGGGGAACAACAAGCGGACCGCCACCGCTACCGGGAACTATTAATAACTAAAAAGCAAAAACAATGATTTACGAAGTACGCGCCTATTTGGGCAAAGGCGAAAACCTATATACCTGCATTTTCGCAACGATGGAAGCAGCAAGAGAAGAGGTAGAACGACTTACTAACGGCTGCAATTTGAACGGGGTAAAAATTATCGGAATGATTTATACTTTATCTGCTGTGAATCACAAATACGAACCTATCATCGAGAAAACCGTATTTTTCGATAATAAGAAAGATTTAGCGAAATTCTATATAGCAAGGGATAAGGACGGGAAATTATTTAAATACCCTTATTGGGTTGGAATGTGTGCAACTGACATACCGCATAAGCATATTAACGCATACCCTTTTGATGGTAATTTCTACGTGCAAGGAAGGGACTACCAGCCAAAGAAAGGCAAAGAAATAGACGGTAAATTATACGGGTATGTGATTTATGAAAACTCGCCCGTACTGATAACAGAAGGTGATTAACTATTAAAACAAAACAAAAGAATATGGGAACGAACAATAAACAATCCATCCTGGAAGGACGGAAATGGGATGTGATAGAGAGTGTTGACGGATATTTTTCCGGGGAAAAGAACGGAGTTATCATACAAGGAACGACAATGAGTGATCTGTATGAAAAATGTAAATCTTTTGATATAGCTTCGGTTATGGAGAAGATTAAGACGGGTGACAATCTGAACGACTGGGAAAAACGCTTAATAAAAGTTAATAAAAAGTTGTTGGCAAACCAATAAACTATATCTTTGCCGTATGAGAAAAAAATACGTTGCATATTATAAGGGATGTACAATAGAGGTCACAGGAGAAAAAGACTTCATGTACCGGATAATAAAGAGAGGTTCAAAAGGTGAACGGATGGATCTCTTTGTTGATATGTTTTACAGGTCTACAACTGATGCGCTAAAGGGTGCAATGAGGTGGGTGGACAATAATGTTAGAAAGGAGTGAATTTATGCTTTTTGGAATTGTTTTTGCTATGATAATGAGGGTTTTATGTGGAAATATGTTAGACGATTAATTATTATCATTATATGGCTTATTGTGTTACAAATTTTATCTGAGTGTTAAACATGTTTGTCTATGACTAAGAAAATTGGAATTGTTGGTTCGATGATAAATACATCTGATTATCTTTTATTTAAAGACCTAGGAGAAAGATATATTCTAAAGCGATATGACTCTATCGAACAAGCCAATAATGATGATTGTGATTGCATTATAGTAACGGATGGGGATAAGGATTGTCGTGATAATGGTGCGTGCGTTTTAACTTACCATGATAACCCTATTAGCAATGAATATATATACTCGCCTAACCAACCTAAAACAAAATGTCGTGCAAAAGATGAGAGATGTACAAGTAAACAGATTTTAAAGCGAAGAAAGAAAAACAAGAATAAGAAGACACACAGGAGAAAGTAAGATGGGAAAAATAAAAGTAGGAAAACTAAACCCTGGCGACTTGTTTGAGTACAGAGGTGTGATATATATGACAGGTTGGAGTGTTAGTTGCAGGTATGTGAATGATAAGTGCAATTACGGTACTTGGTGGGATTATCTTTATTGTGATTTTAGTATTCATACAATTGTTGAGATATGAAAACATTAATTTTTGATGTAATGCTTGATGGACGATTTGTTCACACATTCAAGTATGAATATTGTCCATTATTCCCTATTGATATAGAAGAACTGGAGAAGTTTGTTACTGACAGGCTTCCTACATTGAAAGGCAAAGACTTTAGAATTGTATTTTAATATGAAGAAGATATTAATTAGACAATATGGAAATAAAGAACGTAGGACAACTTAGAAAAATAATTGAGAATCTTCCCGATGATTACGAAATAGAGATGCGTATTAGACGCAAATTGACGGATGAAGAATTGAAAAATTGCAGATACCCTTACCCTTATGATACAGAGTATTTAACTCTGGAATTTGACGATATAGGCGTTTCTTGCAAAGTATTGTGCTTGGGCGTAACTTCTAATGAATGAACGGTATGGAAATAAATAGCGGAATAATAATAGATGGAGTGCTGCATGAAATGATTGAACTGATTGATGCGTCTAGTCTAAATTTCGATTGCAGTAAATGTTCGTTGAATAAAGAATGCAATAAGTGTAAGATGAGGAATGAATTATATCTATGTGATGTGATGGGTTGTTTCTTCTTTGTCAATCGTGGTAAAGTAACGGATATTAAAACAGAGGAGGATAAGGAATGAGACAGGTATTATCAATCGAACAGATAAAGCACTTGAAGGAGCTTGGGCTGGATACAAGCGATGGAAGCATGGTATTAATAGCCACGGATGATGATGGTTGCGAATTGTTATGGGAAGATGCTGAAAAAGCAATTAAGCACCATTGGTACAATGTCCATTTTAATCTATATTACGTTGACACTAGTAGTTATGATCATTCCTTAAAAGAAGAGTGTGGAGTTTTTACCTTGCAGGATATTATCGGCAAGTTACCGCGACACATAAATGACTTTGGTACAAAATATAAGCTGCACATTGAACCTACTTTTGCTGGACCTTGGTGTATAAGTTATCAAATAGGCATATGTGAACCATTTGTTTTTAAATTGTCAAAAAATATATTGGATGCAGCCTATGATATGCTTTGTTGGTGTATTGAAAACGGATATGTTAAAGTTGGAATGGAGGAAAAGTAAATGGATATAGTACCTATTGTAACAAAAGATGATCTTTCTAAAGAACAGATAGAGTATCTACAAAAACAACAAACAGAATATAAATTGATTAAAAAAGTTAAAAGGAATCCAGGGCATATCTTATTCTCTTTTAACGTTAATACAGGGGAGATAAAGAGAGCTTCTATTATACATAATGTTTCTATTGGTCTGAATGGGCTTCCTATAACTAGGGCTGAAACGGTCATAGAACCTAATTGCTACTATGAACAAGCCTTAAATGAAAAGAATTTTAGAAAGAAATTGAAGAAATCAGGATTATTAAAAAACGAATAATTATGGGATTTACAACACCGTGCTTTATACGCAAAAATACTGATAATATTAGAAATAGATTAAAAGAACTTGGCTATTATTGTAATCCATATTTAGGTTGGCATAATCTATGTACTTGTGTATTTGGAGTTAATTCGGTTTATTCATTGGACGATTATGATACAAATGGTCTTAAAGAAATAGATGTCCTTGTTGATTGCGGAGCTAACGAGGAACTTTTCCTAGCTATCGCTGCATTGAGGGATGATACAGACAAGAACCAATGGTTTACGGATGGTGATAAATGGATTCTGTGTCCTGAAATCAAGTTCTCTACTTATTGGGTTTACAATGATATTGATGTTAATATAGATACCGTTCACAAAGCTACCGTAAACGAATTAATAGAACATTTTAAAACAAAGGAGGAATAATGAAAGCAAAGTATTTTAAAAAGATAAGAAGCCAAGTAAAGTGGTATAAGGTATCATATAGAGATAGTTTATTTTTTAGTTTTAGCGATGAGAAAGAAATATTGGCTAAATCTCCTGAAAATGCTTGTGTCAGATACCATAAACGTACTGGATGTTTTGTTAACAAATATAATCCCAATAATATTACACAATATAGTGAATCTCTTTCAAGGTTCAAGGTATGTATAGGTAAGAAAGTAATGTATTTCGATTAAATATGAAAGCAAGAATAAAAAGAAAAATACAAAAACGACCATTCCTATATAATGTAGGACAAGTTTTTAAGGCTTGTGATTGGATTACTAGTATTCAACGTGGAAATATGGTTTGGCGTAGGTATCGTTCATTTGGTACTATTATTAAATCAGAATTTTAAATATGAAAGCAAGAGTAAAATCAACAGGGGTTTTGGTGGATGTAATTCCGAAAACAAATACCAATGCGTTACATAGTGGAGATAACATATATGTATGTGATAATATGGTATTCAGAGAGTGTGAACTTGACTTTTTAAATCTTGGAAATTCAGCTATTGACTGGGAACAGCGTAGATACGAACTAGCTAAATCCGCAATGCAAGGGATTTTAAGTGACATCAATCAATCACATTATGCTTGTTCTGAAGAAAATTATGAGAAGTACATACCTAAAGGCATTGCCAAGTTTGCAATTGTTTGTGCTGATGCTTTAATTAATGAATTAAAATGATAAAAGTATTAAGAAATAAAACTCCTGTCGCTCGTAAAGAGCACAGGTGCAATTTTTGCGGTGGAGTAATTTCCGTTGGAGAAAAATACAACAGACAGACCAATGTTTATGACGGTTGTGTTTATGACTGGGTATCCCACTGTGAATGTTCCAAGTTAGCCTGTGAACTTGATATGTTTGATGATTGCGATGAAGGACTTGACGATGATGGATTTATTGATAGTCTTAATCAGTATGTTTACGACAATCATTATGACGATAAAATAGATGATATTGCGAAGGATTGGCAATTACCACGTTATGAATTAGTAAAGAAAGTGTTGAATGAATTAAAAAAGAAATAGTTATGACCGAAGAACTTGTGACATTAGAAACAGCAAAGTCGCTGAAAGAGAAAGGGATGTTTACAGATATAGAATTTCCTCCGCAATCCGTTGCCCAGAAGTGGTTACGTGAAACCAAGAACCTGCATATCGAAATATCCTATATGTATGAAAACTATTGGACGTATGATATACTGACAATTCCGAGACATGACTTGATAGGATTGTCTGACAGGCCTATTATCCGTTATAATACCTACGAGGAAGCACTGGAAGCAGGATTACAGGAAGCATTAAAACTTATATGATTATGAAAACAATTATATTTACAATTATATTTATTATCGCCCTATTATGGGTCGGAGATCTAACAATTACATTTAAGCCGTTTTCCATATCGCTGCCCGGTTGGCATAAGGCTTTAGGTATCATCCTGTTTGTATTTGCAATGGCGGTGTATAACATTGGAGAATACGCTAAGGGATACAAGCATGGTTTTGATGATGGAGTAAAGGAGTGTCTTGAAATAATTAAAAAAAATGGAAAAAAATGACATTGATTTCCCGTTACTCCGTATATTTAATGGAGTAACGGGGCGATATGAACTTCTTATTGACGATGTATCCATAGATGCTTATGGACGTGTAAGAGATAGCAGTGGTTGTGTTGTAGAATGGTTTACAGGCGTGTTTGACATGAACGGAATACCATTGTTTGAAAACGACATAATCATGCCTGTAAAGGACGGAATAAGCCAATACAGGCGTATATGGAGAACGGTAGGTGGATTTGTGTTAAGCAGAAGAAATGATGTGAAAGGACTGTCAAAATTGGATATGCTTGGTGCGGACTATCTTGTGAACGAACGTGTGCAGCAATACATATCTGATGGTTGCGTAAAGGTAGGGTCTGCAACAATTGATCTTAACCTGTTGAAAGGGAGAACGAAAGAAGAGATTATTAGAAATTTGTCCAGGAGAGTAAATTTATGAAAGACAAAATGCTAGAGGAAAGTTTGAACAATTTCTACAGGACGTTTCTTATTTGGGTGATAAGATGTTATCCTATATTGTTCTGTATTGCTATACTTGTCCATCAGTGTGAGGTTATACACTCTGTTGGAACAGGTGATATCATTGAATATTATGATGGTGACACATTGGAGTATATTCAGTATGCCACTCCGTTTTCGGACAAGTACCTTACCATATTCTTTAACGCCAAACTGTTTAATGCAATATTGTTTTATGTGTTGTCAAAGGTATTTTTATTTTGTATATACCATAGAGTATTTGTCATTGAAATGTTTATATACGCAATACTGGATATTGTATTTAATAATGTGGTGTTTGAGGACGTGAGATGCACTATGTTTTATTCGTATATATCAATAGGATTTGTAACTGTATGTTTCTTTATTGCATTGTATCTACATCAACGATTTGGAGATAGGAATATAAATAATCATCAATCTATAACCGATGGTTTTAGAAACTGTTGTAGATTATAATTTCTGTTTTCCTGTGGGCTGTAATCCTCCCGTATTCTTCATGTTTATCTTGACCTTTATGGGAGATGCCTTTTTATTTGATGTTACCTTAGGGGATTTAACATTCACCCTAATTACTTTCTTTGCCATGATAATGAGTATTTAATTGTTTCACAAAGTTAATAAATATTATGTATATAGAAAAGTATATTGTATTATAAAAACATATTATATATTTGCATTGTGTTTAAGTGTAGAAGCTGGCACATCTATAACGAAAATTTAGGGGGAAGGCGTTCCCCCGATTTTATTAACCATGGCATTAAGGAACAAACGAACTATATTACAAAAATGGCATTAATGAACAAATGAACACTATTACAAAAATTTAACACATAATGTTTTCTAATATCGTTATATAGTATTACATTTGTACCATGCAGGGATAGGAACGGAGTAGCTACCTTCCGACAAGCTGAAGTCAGTACGGCTTCCCTGTTCTCCTTTTTACTGGCGAAACATAATACTGGCTAATATGCAGTTAGTTTATAAATTTGACATCAACCATTCCGACAGGCTTTGCGCTATCTGCCGTGTCAATGCCGATGTCAACGGTGCGCTTAATATCGGTAGAAAAGTATTCGGTGATTCATTCATGATAGCCGATAGTGGGCGTTGGTATCGTCCTGAACGGATTAACGTTCTAAAATGTGTGTGTGAAGATGTACATTAATGCCATGTAAAATATGAAGTGTAATTTTACCCCCATGGACAAATTCTACCAGATACTGGATTACTACGGTTTGTCTTACACGGAGATTAAGAAAAATCATATCCGTGTGTTTTATGGAAACAAGAAATTGTTTGATTATTATCCGCTTCGCATGAAGCTGTTTGATTACCACGAATGGCATCAGCTTACTTATCCGTTCGTGAAGGGTAAGGAAGATGAATGGGAAATAGAACTTACCATGTTCATTAGCGGAGTATTGGGAGATGAGATGTTTGAAAAGTTTAAAATATATTAATTATGGATAAGAAAGAAAAAGATTTAGTTCCAAAAGCCATAAATTTGTGTGGCAAACGGAGGATGTTGTCTTCAATTAAAGGATGGGAGATTGTTAAATATAACAATTACTCTAACGGACATGCCAATCCACAAAGTGTCAAGAAGTTGAGAATAACACTTTCAGGACGTGAAGTCATTGAGTATGTTCTGAACGATGAAGATGATACTATTAAAAAACTTGATAATTATTTTGGTCTTCTATGATGATAAAAGTGGATATACCAGAACCGTTTATAGACGGTGATAATACGATGGTTAACATTACATCTGATTCATTCTGCTATTCTAGCATTGATTCACGTTATGAAGGGTTTCAGAGTGCTTATAAGGATGGGAATGTTAATCAGAAGATACAGGGTAAACTAGAGATTATTGCAGATCAATTCAAAGAACTAATAAAAATCATTGAGGATAATGGAAAGACATTTGTTAATACAGGAGTGTGAGAGAGAAGAGGAAATGAAGAAATTACGCAAGCAGCAGAACGATCTTATCAAGAAAGGTCGTATGGTTGAATGTTCTCGTGTAACAGCCAAGATAAAGGAGTTTCAGGAAGCATATATCAAGGCTTATCCTGACGGTAAATATGTAAGGGGCATGGATATTATCAAGAAGATGTCTGATGATGAGAAAATGGATTGGATGATGTATGTAAACGCCATTGCTTTTTGTGCTGATATTATCCATTCATCTTCCATTGAACTGAATGAAATGCTAAAGAAAACACTCCCTGGATCTAGCCTACAGATGTTTGAAACGCTTGAAAAGGTAGGTACTATGGCAAAGAATCAAATCCTATGGATGGATAACAATGTTGACGAGAAATACCAGGATGATTTTGCAAGATATGCCGATGAAATATCCGTGATGCTTTTATCATTTGTTAAAAATAGATTTTTGCCGAGGAAATGACACGAGAAGAAATACATAAAAACGTACTGACAATAAGAAATTATTATTTCAGTATTCAGAACAAGAATCAACTGCTCCATAGACCAAATATCTATTGGCTTGTAAAAGCCCAAGTTGATTAGACTAATCGTTAGGAGAGAATATATAGTTACCAAGGGGTGTTTGCTCAAGCTCCTTGCTCTAAGGTCAGTGATTAAACAATTCTGTGGGGTAGGAATAGTGTTACTGACGGAAAACCTCTCCATAACATTGTCGATGAGCATTTAACGGAGAAATCCGACTTATAGTAAATGGTTTACGTAATTAACAAACAAGGACAAGCACTTATGCCAACCGAAAGGTTTGGTAAGGTTAGAAGGCTGTTAAAAAACAGTCTAGCCCATGTTGTGTGCCGTATTCCGTTCACAATTCAATTGGATTATGACACAACAGATTATACACAGCCCGTAAGTTTGGGTGTAGATGCTGGTAGTAAGCATATCGGCATTTCAGCAACAACAAGTGAGAAGGAGTTGTATGCAGCAGATGTAGAATTGAGAAACGATATTGTGGATAAGTTATCTACTCGTAGGGAACAAAGAAGAACCCGTAGGAGTAGGCTTCGTTATCGCAAGGCTCGTTTCAATAACAGGGTATCTTCCAAGCGTAAAGGTTGGCTAGCACCATCTGTTGAAAACAAAATCCAAACTCATTTGACTATTGTTGAGAAGATACATAAGTTCCTACCGATAACTAATATCGTAGTTGAAACGGCTTCCTTTGATATACAAAAGATCAATAATCCAAGTATATCCGGCAGTGAATACCAACAAGGAGAACAACTTGACTTCTTCAATGTGCGTGAGTATGTGCTATTTAGAGATAATCATACTTGCCAACATTGTAAGGGTAAGAGTAAAGATGAAGTATTGAATGTGCATCACATAGAGAGCAGAAAGACTGGAAGTGATAGTCCAAAAAACTTGATTACCCTTTGCGAAACTTGCCATAAGGCATATCATAGAGGTGAGTTTAAATTAAATGTAAAGCGTGGAAAGTCATTTAGAGATGCCGCCTTTATGGGGATTATGCGATGGAGTTTCTATGATAGACTAAAGAACATATATCCTAATGTAAGTATGACTTTTGGCTATATCACGAAGAATACCCGTATCACTAATAATCTCCCTAAAGAGCATTATGTTGATGCAAGGTGTATCAGTGGTAATCCTGTGGCTAAACCTCTTGGGTATTATTTCTATCAGAAGAAGGTGCGTTGCCAAAACAGGCAAATACACAAAGCTAATTTCTTGAAAGGTGGCAGAAAGAAACTCAATCAAGCACCATTCTTGGTAAAAGGTTTTAGGTTGTTTGACTTGGTTGAATACAAAAAAGAGTTGTATTACATCTTTGGAAGAAGAAGTAGTGGTTCCTTTGATATTAGGAAATTGGACGGTACTAAAGTGAATAAAGGCTCTATTAATTGCAGGCATTTGCGATTGATATCTACAAGGAAAAGTATATTAACTGAAAAACGAATGCAAGTAAATTTATGAAAAAGAAAGAAATAGACGAAGGATATATTGTAGGTGACTTTTATATTATTAAAAGCCCTATCAAAGAGGGATGGATTCACATAGTGAATATAAAAACATCTTGGCAGATAAAGGTGATGATGGGAGCGAATACGGCAAAGTTCCTAAGCCTTCCCCAACAGGAGATATTTGACAGGATTAACGGAATATACATTCAATCCATGATGTCTTTATACGATTCAGAGTATGCCTTGAAAATAGCTAAAGATGCTGTGTCTTATATGTCTGAAAAGGCAGAAAAGATGGAAAAGTTGGAAAAGGTGGGGAATACTGAAAATGAAGATATTGAAAAGGTGAAGAAAGATGAGTTCATGATGAAAATAGCTACATCTTCCGATGAAGAAATCATGGATATGATCGTAAATGGAGAGATAAGTTATGAATATTTTAAGCAAGAACAGGAGGATTAATCATGCAAGACTATATTTCAGACTGGTTCATCCCGATGGACTTCGGTAATGATATGTCGGATGAAGAACCTAACGGTGAGGATAATTTTAATTTTGAATGAATATGGAAAAGAAATTTGAGCTAACAGATAACTTTATAATCAATGCTTTTGGAGTGAAGTTATTCCAAATCAAGTGTACAAAGTCTTTCAAATATGCCAAGGAAGGTGATTTGGGAGGATATGTTGAGAAAGATGAGAACTTAGACCAAGAAAGCAATGCTTGGGTGTACGGCGATGCTGAGGTGTACGGCAATGCTGAGGTGTCCGGCAATGCTGAGGTGTACGGCAATGCTGAGGTGTACGGCGATGCTCGGGTGTACGGCGATGCTCGGGTGTACGGCGATGCTCGGGTGTACGGCAATGCTCGGGTGTCCGGCAATGCTGAGGTGTACGGCAATGCTGAGGTGTACGGCAATGCTGAGGTGTCCGGCAATGCTGAGGTGTACGGCAATGCTGAGGTGTCCGGCGATGCTCGGGTGTCCGGCGATGCTCGGGTGTACGGCAATGCTGAGGTGTACGGCAATGCTGAGGTGTACGGCAATGCTGAGATAGACAACAATAATAAACATTGCGGATTTGACTGTTTCGGTTCTGCCAACCGCCACACCCATGCCTACCTGACAAAAGAAAACAAAGTGGAAATAACATGCGGATGCTTCCGTGGGAGTATTGAAGAGTTTGAAAAGAGAGTGGAAGAAACCCATTCGGGCACAATCTATGAGAAGCAGTATAAAGCCATCATCGATGTTATTAAAATTAAATTTGGGTTGACTGATTTGATATAGATTCATTTGCTTATAAACTTTATGCCTTCCCGGTCTGTGAAGATAGGGTGGGCGAAAATGGGGCGTTTGGCTGGTGTGACTAATGTGACGCGCGGCATTGTAGAGGAGGACAGTTCGATTCTGTCACGCCCCTCATACATGTGATTCACACATCAATAACAGTAAGTAAATAATTATTAATGAAAAATGAAAAACGATAAATTAATATTGGATGCTTGTTGTGGTAGTCGTATGTTTTGGTTTGATAAACAAAATCCTAATGTGTTATTTGTTGACAAACGTTCAGAAACACTTACGGCCAAAGATAGGGATAAGATAAGGACTATAGAGGTAAAACCTGATATTATCGCAGATTTTACTAATTTACCATTTGAAGATAATTCTTTCTATCAAGTTGTATTTGATCCACCACACCTGAAAACACTTGGAGAAAATTCATGGATGGCAAAGAAATATGGTAAGTTGCCTGATGATTGGAAAAGTATTATTCATGAAGGTTTCAAGGAGTGCATGAGGGTATTAAAACCTAATGGTACACTTATCTTCAAATGGAATGAAAGCGAGATAAAAGCATCAGATGTTTTGTCTGTTATTCCTTTCAAACCTCTATTTGGACATACAACTGGTAGACAAAGTAAGACGATATGGATGTGTTTTATGAAATTATGTAATGAATAAAATATGGAAATAAAAAGAATTTAAACTTTAATTATTATGATGAATTTTTTTGAATGCAAAATCCGTTACGAAAAGATAATGGAAAATGGTGTAAACAAGAAAGTAACGGAACAATTTTTGGTGGATGCGCTTAGCTTTACTGAGGCAGAAGCACGTATTATATCTGAAATGACACCGTTTATTAGTGGAGAGTTCACTGTTTCGGACATCAAACGAGCCAACTACAGCGAACTATTCTCATCTGAGGAAGATGCAGCCGACCGATGGTTTAAGTGCAAGCTGTTCTTCATTACGCTAGACGAAAAAAGCGGAGCGGAGAAAAAGACTTCCACTACTGTACTGGTACAGGCTTCCGACCTTCGAGATGCTGTAAAGAAACTGGACGAAGGAATGAAAGGTACAATGGCAGACTACGTGATTGCATCCGTAGCCGAAACCGCTATCATGGATGTTTATCTATATGAGGAAGATAATAAATATTTACCAGAGTTTCCTAGTGGCGACAAGACGGAAGCTGTTATAGGTGATAAAAATGTAATTGTAGATAAGACAGGGAGTGCAACTATAGTTTCAACAAGTAATATCCAATAATTATGCCTAACGAACAACAAAACCAACTTCTCCATCATTGGAGGACAGGGAGCCAATCTGATTATGTGGGAGTAGAAATACTACCTAACGGCCAATCTGTTATTGCTACCATATCACATATTGTTTGGGATGAGAATGCAAAGGTACAAGGGAGTAAGAAACCATCATGGATTGCTTACTTTAAAGAAACAAACATTGTTCCCAAACCTATGTTGCTGAACAGTACAAATCGTAAACGACTTACCAAACTAGCTGGAACTGATTATCCTGAAACTATCCATGATTTCCGTGTAATATTATGCAAGGAACTGACACGTGATCCTTGTGACGGAGGAAAGGTTTACGGATTACGAATAGGGCGTGATGTTCCTCCACCACCTCAGAAAGAGAAAATGACGGTAACATCCGATAAATTCAAAGTTGCATTAGAGGCGTTGAAAAGTGGAAAATGCGAAATTGGATACATCACGGCAAGCTATGATGTGGATGCGGAAGCTATGAAATTGTTTAACGAAGCGACTAAGAAATGATGGAAGCAGAAGAAAAAGAAAAATTATGGCTTATGAAGAGGTGTGGTAAAATCACCTCTTCCGCCATTGGAAAAATTATGGTTTCCGGGAGAAGGGAAATGACATCTTCCGAACTAGAGGTTGCAAAAAAACAGGGCGTAAAGAGAAAGACAGTTGACGTTCCTTTCGGAGATACAGCTATCTCTTATCTTTATCAGGTTGCAAGGGAGAGAAGGTTAAACAAACCATGCCGACATATATCCACTTCTGACATGGAGTGGGGAAAGGATCATGAAAAAGACGCTATAGAGTGTTTTAACCATAACACGTTCTCCAGACTAATGTCCTGTGCGGATGATTTTGACGAAATTGTTTTTGTCGATAATATCTATGATGGATATGGCGATTCTCCCGATGGATATGGATTTGATGTCAATGGTAAATTGTCTTATATAGCAGAAGTGAAATGCTTTACTTCTGAAAGTAAGATTGAATATTTGAGAGAAGCCACAAAGGAACAAGCGATAGAGGAATACTATTGGCAGCTAATGTCGCATTTTCTTTCCCATCCCGATGTGGATAAAATGTATTATATCGTATATGACGGTAAATCTGATGATGATCCATTTGATTTACGCCTGGTTAACGATCCGTCAAGGCTTTTGTATTGGGAACTTAACAGATGCGATTATAAAGACGATATAGACAGGATGGAAGATAAGTTACAAATGGCTCTAGCTTATCTTTCACTCAACGAACGTGATGCGAAAAAATACCCAATAAGTAAAATTAATGACTTTGTTGGTGTTTCAAATACGTAACGGGTAATTGCGGAGTTACCACAAAAAGTTAATAATATGTCAACAAATATAACATTATCTAAAGAAAGTAGTGAAAGCGAAATTAAGGCGTATTTCAATGAAATATTAAAGCTATCACAATCTGATAACGAATTTCCGGTAAATTTTGATGATGTATGGATGCTTGTTTATCAATACAAACATAAAGCAGTAAATGAACTTAAAGAAAAGTTTATTGAAAACGTTGATTATCAGGCAATAACTCAAAAGGTTGAATGCAAAAATGGCGTTGGGTATTCAAGAAGAATTGATTATTATATTACTGTTCCATGTCTTGAATTTTTTATTGCAAGAAAAGCAAGATTGGTATTTGAGATTTACCGACAAGTATTCCATCATACCGTTAATAAGGTTATAGAGGATAAGTCAATTGACAATCAACCAACCATATCGGATAAAATGAATGCAGCTACATGGGCGGCAAAGTTTTTGAACTTAAATGATAATTCAAAGTTGATTATCGCAAAACAAATACTTGGCCCATTAAATATATCTCTTCCTGATTATACATCATCAAAAGGGATACTAAAGTCTGCCTCTGAGTTACTATCTGAAAAAGGAATTAAAATTTCCGCACAGGCATTTAACAAGGCTGCTATCGAAAAAGGATACCTCTGCGAATTGAGCAGAAATTCTTCACACGGTAAGAAAAAACGATTCAAATCAATCACGGAAAAAGGTCTTTCTTATGGGGAAAACCAAGTAAGCCCGAATAATCCTAAAGAAACACAACCGTTGTGGTATGAAGATAAATTTGAAGATTTATTGTCTAAATTGTTATGACTACATTAATCAAGCACAACAAACCTAATCGTGGGGATGAAATAATCATCCCCTATCTTGCCATAGAAAACAATATCAACTTTATCATGCTCAATGGAGGTGTAGGTGACGTTGAACTTATGGACGGAACGAAATGTAAGTCAACAAGCTGCACTCCTATCAAATTTGATGATGCAGGAGATGATATATATCGTATATATGGTATAGGAAAAGAAGCATGGAAAATGGCATGGCTGAAAAGAGTACATGCCATGAGTGATGAAATTGTAAAACTAAAGTTAGATTTCAATGCCAGCAATTAGCGAATTATGGATAGATTATCCAATATCTTACCGTGACGAAAAAGGAAGGTTCGTCAAAGGTCATAATTATGGATTCAAGAAAGGAAGGGAAGTGTCGGATGAGGAACGTGAAAAGAAAAGAGTTCTTATGAAGGAACTCATAAAGAAACGAAAGGAAAACGGTTCTTATCTCGGTCATAGAAACAACACAAGGGCTGTCATTGCGATAGAGGATGGCACGAACAGATTCCTATGCTTTGAAGCCTGTTGTGACTGTGAGAGGAAATTAGGTATGCCACAACGCTCATGCAGTTCTTTCTGTAAGGGGAAAAACGGGCATAGATGGAGAAACTTTAAATTGTTTTACGAAGATGAATACGGATTACGTTGACGAATTTGAAAACTACGACAGGAAGTTAATCAAACTAAATAGTGACACTGCCATTTTGCTGCACATATTCAAGAAAAAACCAAACCACCAATTCGAGGATTGGATGGTTCTTCAAGACAATGAGGAATACTTCAAAAAGGAATGTGTTCCTGATTACGAAGATGCCGCCAGGCAGTTTGTCAAGCAGTTTGAAGGAGAAGAGTGTATGGCTTTTGTGATTGCATTGAAAAACGAACTTGAAAGAATGATACAAGAAGATGAGTACAAACGAAATAAAGCTAAGAGATTACCAGGAGGTGGGGATAACCCGTCTGAGAAATGCCTTGACTAATCATAAACACGTCATATTCTCAGCCTGTGTAAGTTACGGCAAAACGGTCATAATGAGTTTTATGGCTAAAGGTGCTGTCGAGAAGGGGAATAAGGTGCTTATCGTATCCCACAGATCTGAACTTATGACACAGACAGGGGGAACGTTGGAAAGAGTTGGCATACAGGCTGAATACATCTCTCCTAAACACAGGAATATACCTAAAGGTCTAGTAGTATCCGCAATGGCTCAAACTCTCCGTAGAAGGCTTGAAAAACCCGAATGGGTTGAATGGGTTAAGAGTGTATCTCTCTGTCTGATAGACGAAGCGCACTCGTCTGATGCGGATTATCTCTTTGAATCAGGTTTGCTTGATGATAAATATGTAGTAGGTCTTACAGGAACCCCGATGAGAAGTGGAAACCAAAGGCAGCTTGGCATGAACTATGAAGAAATTGTAGAAACTGCCCAGATACAGGATATGATGGACCGGGGAAACATAACCAAGCTGAGAACGTTTACAGTTGATGCGCCCGACTTGTCTAAGGTTAATACCGATTATCGCACAGGTGATTTCGATAGCAGGCAGATGGGGGCGGTGTTCAACAAGTCTGTACAGTACAAGGGGGTGATTGAAAACTATATGCGTATCTGCCCGATGAAAAAAGCAATCTGTTTTGATGCCACACAGGCAAATGCGATAAGGATGTGCGCTGAATTTAATGAAGCTGGCATTCCTGCAAAATTCCTCATATCAGGTATAGACAAGAACAAGCCGGATGAGTTGGAGTTATATGAAAAATACAAGCATCTTACAGGAAACAGGGAACAGCTTATCAAGGATTTCCATGACGATAAATTCACCGTTATATGCAACAGTGGCATATTGTCTACGGGATACGATGAAACAAGTATAGAGGTTTGTATATTGAACCGTGCTACCCAATCCGTTCAATTTTATATCCAGGCAACCGGCAGGGCTATCCGGCTTCACCCAAATAAGACAGAAGCATTTCTCCTTGACTTCGGTGGTAACATATCGCGGCTCGGCAAGTTTGAGAAAGAACGTAAATGGGCTTTATGGCATAACAAGGGGAAATGTGAAGGGATACAAGGAGTGAAAGAGTGTAAACAGTGTGGTAAATATATTGCCATAACCGCTTCGGAATGCCCTTTCTGCGGATATGTATATCCTACCGAAAAGGAAATAAGAATGGCGGAACTGCAAGAACTGATAGGAGATTTAAAATTTGAACAAATGACACCTACGCAATTTTTCCAGTATGCGGAACTTAAAGGATACAATACTTACTGGGCGATACGGCAGTTGTATATCAGAAATACGGAATCTGATTTTCGTAAAGCCATGAAAGAATGTGGATATTCTAGCAAGTTTATATGGGGGTATATTCAAAGAAACAAAAAATAACATTATGAAAAACAACATTAATCCTTGGGAAGTGTTTGATGAGATTGAATGTTCCCATAACCCAGAATATATTGTTTGTGTGTCGCATCTTAGACATTACACGAATATTTTTGGCATAGACAAAAGGCTTATAGACTTTCTTGGAATGGAAAAGAATACAATCTTAGATATTGAAACATTTTGTTTTGGCGGAATGGACGTTTTCGGAATAAAAGAAGATTGTACTTCCGTAATAGAAGATTGTAAAAGACAAAGAGAAGCAAAGAAAGAAGCCTTGGAGAAAAACAGGAAATTAATAGCCATGCTAAAATTAAAACGTGAAAATATGTGCGGCATAGGTACAAGAAAGGTAAAATTAATGCTTAATAAAAAGATAAAACAAGGAGATTTTACGGCTAAAATTTACCGTGTTGCATTGGAGATACAAGATTACAACATAAAGGCTAAAGACGCTCCATTTCCCTACTCAGAAAAGATGTATGCAAAGAAAGAAGATTTGATTGACAAACTTATCGAAATATATAACGAAAGTAAGTTATCTTTTGGGCGCTCAGAGGATAAGGGGAAAAGAGTTTCTTTTATTGTATATTTTGATCTTCCTTTAGGGAATCAAATCTCTTTTCACTCTACAGTAAAAAGGAATATTCCTGTATATGAAAAAGAGTGGGATGGATTGGTAAACAGTACATTGGACAAGTTAGAAAAAGAAATAAAACAATACTTAAACATTTAATCATGGGAAAAAATTTATTGCAGGAAGTAACAAACTATATTTCATAGGTGACTGGATTGACGAGTATTGCGATTTGCGGTTCGATGATGTGGTGAAATAATGTACGGACGATTTCTTGTCAGAAAACATTTCTTTGGATGATCTTGCAAAATAGCAATACAAAGTCTTGCAGGAACGGAGAGTATTGCTGCTGTCGCTGCAAGCATAGATATACGGTTATTGTGGACGGTTTGTTTGTTGGATATGTCTGCTATATTCCTTGGTTTGAAAAAAACGTTGCCATGAAGATAAGAAACAGCGGACATGATATGTGTGAAGGATTTGAGATGGTTAATAACAAACTTTAACCTTTTATTTTTCTCATATATCCCATTTCGTGATACCTTTGCCAAATACAATTTTTTTTTTATCATGGCTGAGGAAAAACGGTCTGCGGAAGAAAAGAAAATGCAGAAAGATATAGTAGTTAGTTACAGGAACGAGAAGGAAGGTAAAGGATGCAGGGGATTGCTTGTAGCATTCTTTTCCGAACTTCTCCATCCTGCTGTAAGTGGTAACAAGTCGGCTGAGTTCCGTGCTCTAGGAGCAAAAAAAAGTATGCCTGACCTTGCTTATATACATGACGGTAAGATATATGGCATAGAACTTAAAATGCCTGACAGTAACCATGACCGTAATCATATAATAGAACAGGCTGATGTGATGGCAACATATTTCTTTAGAGGATATTTCGTATGGTCTAAGGAAATGTTGTGGAATATACTTGACGCTATCGAGCGTGGTCAGCCGGGGATGTCAAATACACTACAGATAAAAGATTATTGTATGCGTAACAACACCACAAAAGTAAGTTTTGAAAAAATAATTAAAGAACTGTTTCAATGAAAGTTATATATAACAAAATAATTCCATTCAAGGGGTACAAGTGTATAAATTTGTTTGGGGTTCTTTTCGTAAGAAAAGGATGTACGATGCGTGAAAGCGATTACAATCACGAAGCGATTCATACAAAACAAATGAAAGAACTTTTGTATGTTCCGTTTTACATTTTGTATATTTTGGAATGGCTGTACAGGCTTACACAAAAAGGTAATGCGTATAAGAATATATCGTTCGAGAAGGAAGCCTATAATAACGAGAACGACATGGATTACCTTGATAAAAGAGAACATTTTTCTTGGGTTGAATACATTTAAATTTGGCATTTATGAATAAGATAGTTTTTGATAGAAAAGTTTTATATTCAACGTTAAACTCAGCCAAAGCCTGCCTTTCCGATACAGGCTTGACGATATTGAAATGTTTCCGTTTTAAATATGTAGCATCAGAAAATTCAATAGAGGTTACTTCATACAATAACCTTAATGAGATGCGTTTGATTATTCCCGTTGTTGATTCAGACTGCAATGACGGGCAGGAGTTTGCAGTAGACGGTATAAGACTTGTAAAGCTGCTCAAAACAGTAAAGGATTCCATTGTTACGGTAAAGATATATGATAAGGATATAATATTCTCTTACAACGGCAGTGAAGCGTCTTTCTTTGCGGAAGATGTAGAATCTTATCCTGATATTAAAATGGGTAAGCGTGGTACCGGGATAAGGGTCAACGTGAACAGGAATGATCTGTATAGAGCATTAAAAAGGAACATAGGATTTAATGATATCAGTGACGTTGTGACCAGCCTTAGTGGAGTGGGGATAAATTTTATTTGTTCCAATAATTGCATTGATATATGTTCGTCCGATAAGATTGTATTTGTAAGAGATGTTATAGAATGTCAGCCGGATATATCCAAGGACTTGTGCATAAATGTAATGCCTACTTCGGTAAAGGAAGCGTTATCTTTTCTTGAGATGTTGTCAGAAGAAAATGTAACTGTTTCTGTATCTGATGATGAAAGGGTGATGTCTATATATTATGGGGATTTCGGTTCTGTCTTTAATTGTACGCTGATGGAGGTTAAGTTTGTAAACTACACACCATTGGTAAACAATATAAAATCAAACTTTAATTACTTTATTAAAGCAAGAACTAGCGACTTGATAGATTCCCTTTCAAGAATAAAGGTAATGTCAGATGTGTATAACATATCACATTTTGTTTGCAGGGAGGGAGATAATAAAATGGATATAACATACACAAATGATGCAGGGTATAAAATATCGGAAAATGTCGGAATTGAAGGATATTGTCAAGGGCGTTTGGATTGCAATCTGAATATTGAAAAGATGATTAACGCATTGAAAGTGTTCCCTGGGGATTATGTCACATTGGCATATACCAATCCTGAGAATAATGCTCCTATATGTATCATTAATGAAGAGGGTAATTATAAATTAATGGGCGTAGTAAACATTTTTAAGTGTTGCTAACTATTGTTTAACCTATCGAATATACAGTTTTATTATTTTTGCAACAAAAATATATAAGATATGGAAGATAAAGAAAAAACAATTCAGATTCTCGCTGAAACGATAGATAGGTTAAACAAGACTATAGAGTCACAGAACAGGCTTATTGAGGATTTAAAAAACAGACTTGAAACAATTCAGAATGAATATAGCCCTTCAATTATGACTGTAGGAGTATTGATAGAAAAGTTGAATAATACAAAGACAAGAAGTGGAAAAGTAAGATTTGAGGCATTATCAAAACATATAATGCCATATCTTACCAATCAGCTTTATGACGAGTATGATTTTAATGATGCCATTCCTACGTTCAAGGAAGTTCCATCTATTGAAAAGCCTGTAAATCGTGACATGATAGATGATATGATCAATGTTATAAAGTCAAAGAGAAAGATAAGCGAATCATCCCAAAAGGCATATCTTTTAATGCTTAAAAGAATATTGTCCGAATCAAAAGAGATGAGTAAATATATCAATGATTATATTATCTCTTTGGACGTAAAATCTCCTTCAAATATATCTCTTACGGATGAAGAAATAGAATTATTCTGGAATGTCGAGCCGTTTAACGTTACAGAAAAAATTGTAAAGAAATTGTTTCTGATTCAATGCTATACTGCCATGAGATATTCCGATATTTTCAGATTGAAAGATTCTATGATGGAAGGAAATGTTATTTCGTATATATCAAAAAAGACAGGTAAGAACGTTGAGGTTCCCGTACCTTCCAAGATTATAGAAATGATAAAAGAGGTTAGATCGTTCGATAAATACAACATAGAATCTTCCTTAAAGACTACTATGAATGAAGTTCTACCAACCCTTGGATGTAGAGCAGGTATAAACAAGCAGGTATTTGTAAGACGGGCAAATGTACTCATGAAAGGGCCGAAGTACCAGTTCATCAAAACACATACAGGACGTAGAACAGCTATTACCAGATGGGCTAATATGGGAATACCAGAAGGAGAACTGAAATCTATGGCTGGTCATTCTGATATAAGAACCACGAACAGATATATTACTGCAAGCGTATCAAATAAAACCAAAAATATTTTAACTTATGGAAATTTTGGAGAATGTGCTGTCGATTGATAAAATGAAACACCTACAAGAACTTGGGGTAAATACAGGTAACGCATCAATGACTTGGATGTTATATCCTTATGAGGAAGGAAAACAACCACAATTATCTTTACGAGAGTGGAAAACTTTCAAGGAACCGTTCAGAAAAGAACATTGTATTCCTGCATTTACTTTGCTTGACATCTTGGGACTGTTACCAAAAGAGATAAAAACAGGAACAGATACTTATTGGATTACAATGTATTTTAGTGACAATTGTTGGCATATATGTTATTCCATGTCTGACGAATTTGATTATTATCAAGAATTTTTATCTTACTCATTAATTGACGCATCTTATGAAATGCTATGTTGGTGCGTAGAGGAAAGATTAATACCATAAAGATAAAACGGAATTAATTCAAAACAAAGAAAATATGAAAGAATCAGAATATTGTATTGGTGATTTCCTATATGGAATCCCATCAAGTAAAGAATCAGAAATGTATAATCCGACAGATAAAAGAGTTTTCATTTATAACGGGTGTATGACAGGTGACGGTTATGGTATTCTTGTGGGATGGAATGATGGTGAAATTAAAAAGAGTACAGGGTTTAGAAATTTCATGTGGGGAGGTAATGTGCGAAAAGCAACCGAACAAGAAAAGCATGATTTTATGGATAAATTAATGAATCAAGAAACAATTAATCCATATTGATATGAAAAAGTATATTGGAACAAAACAAATGAGGAATGAGTAAAACAACAATTTATTATCTATTCCTAGTAGCAATGTATATGCTGCTAGGGTAGATGGAAAGGAGAAATATGGATAAAGATAAATTCAACAAAGCAATAGAAATCAACAATAAAATAGAGGAATACAAAGATCATAAGATGGCACTTGAAAATTCTAACATAAAATATGGTGGTGGATTGATATTTACATACAACAGAATACACAATGATGTACCATTAAAGGAAGAAATTTTTGGTAAGAATTTCTTTCAGCGCTATATGTATGCTTTGGATAGTAAGATAAAAGAATTACAAAAAGAGTTTGACGAATTATGAAAAAAGATATGAAACAGACAGTAGAAGAAGCGGCAAGGGGATATTCCAATGATTGCAGAAACAGGCAGCGTCATTGTGAACCGTACTGCATTGTTGACTTTATTTCTGGTGCCGAATGGCAGTCAAAGCAATCTCCTTGGATAAGCGTTAAGGAACGGTTGCCGGAAAAGACCAAATATGATTGGGTGCTTGTCATTATCCGTGATAAAAGAGATGGCTTTATAGGCCTTCCGCAAATTGGAGAATTAAGGAGTGACGGCTTTTGGCATACAAGAGAAAGTGATGATTTCAATACGGAACAATTCAGACGTGAATACGGAACTACGGACGCTTTAGGCGTTTTCCTTCATCAAGAAGTGCTGGCATGGATTCCCATCCCGTCTTTCGATGATATACTCGAAGCCAACAGGGATGTACTGGAACGGATTAAAGAAAAAGGAGATTGATTATGGAAGTAAATAACGGAATAATAATAGACGGGATGCTGCATGAATTGTGCGTTGGAATATGTGATGAGTGCGATGATAGTTCAGAAATCATTTGCGATATAAACATGGACCAGTGCTTTGTCAATCGTGGTAAAGTAACAGATATTAAAACAGAAAAGGAGGAATAAATTATGTGTAATTCAATAGAATGGGGCAGATGCGAAATATGTGGAAAAGAAACCCAGTTGGAACGTACTTATTTTTACTATCCAATTCATTGTGAATGTTGTGGCAATAAGGAAAATAGACATTTTGAAATGATAAGACATTGTAAAAAATGTCCTGCCCCTATGCCTAAAGAAATACATCCACTATGTAAGGCAATGGACGGTAAGACTTATCATGCGAGTGTTTCCAATATGCTTCCCATTGATATTCATGGAGAGTTTATTATAAATGAGCGAATAATTAAGGAGGAATAACTATGGGATTTACAACACCGTGTTTTATACGCAAAAATACACAGGAACTTCGGAGAGGACTGGAAGAATTGGGGTATAACATACTTAATTCTGGTAATACAACATTAGATGAACATAATTATGACGGAAAGGGAAGTCATAAAAGTATCGAAGAAGGGAAAGCTATTATAACGTCTTATGGTAATTTATATGGAGTGATATATAATGTAGATACTGTCACTAAGAAAGGACGTATTGATTGCGGAACGAATGAAGAACTTTTCCTAGCTATCGCTGCATTAAGGGATGATAGTAACTACATGCAGTGGTTTATAACAGATTCCATTCTTAGCGTTTCTTATGACGATTCTATTGGTAACGATCATTATTTCACAGAGCCAAAAGGCATTATGTTCTTTTGGGATGAAAATTGGGATAATGGAACCATTATTTCAGGACGTTATCACAAGGCCACCGTAAACGAACTGATTGAACATTTTAAAACAAAGGAGGAACAATGAAAGCAAGAATAAAATCAACTGGGGAAATTGTAGAAATAAAGGATTTATATGATGATGGCACTGCATTGGTGAATGATAAATATTTCAAAGTATCGGAACTTGATTTCTTTAGTGAAACTATTGACTGGGAACAACGCAGGTACGAATTAGCGAAAGATATTATTAAGGCTGTTATAGCAGATGACCGTGGGGGTAATTCTGATACAATCGCTAAATATTCGGTTAATTGTGCTAATGCCATAATTAAAAGATTAAAGGAGGTGAATAATGGATAGCGTACAGACGCAAACACTTTCCATTAAAGAAGATGGAGGTGGTGAAGCGTATGTTGACTTTTGTGATGGACAATTATGTGTTTCTGTTGTTATAGAAGGAAAACAGGCGGATTTTCACTTTGAGCCTGTTACGTTAAAGATGTTTGCCCATGCTTATAAATTACATTGTGAAGAGTGTGAAAAGAAGAAAGGAGAATAACTATGACCGAAGAATTTGTAACATTAGAAACAGCGAAGCTGCTGAAAGAGAAAGGGATGTTTACGGATATAGAATTTCCTCCGAAATCCGTTGCACAAAAGTGGATACGTGAAACCAAAAACATTCATATATGTATATACAACTGTGCTTGTGGCTATGGATACGAAATATCTAAAGTTGACAATGGAACTCATATAACCAGTTCTGTTTATGAAGGAACAAATGATGGTGGTAAATGGGATACCTACGAGGAAGCACTTGAAGTAGGATTACAGGAAGCGTTAAAATTGATATAAAAATGAAAAGAATAGTTACTGTCCAAGACATGATTGACGAACTAATGTTAGTTGTCAATAAGGATGCTGAAATAAATATCGTAATGAATACAGGAGATTATCAAACTGAATACATTCCTGATCTATATGATTTTTCTGTCATTGATTTTACTGATGTACATCCTGATGATGGAAACTCGGAAAATAAAGTGGTAATAGAAATGTTTCGTTAAAAGAGAAATAAATAACACTCAAAACATAAGGCATTAAGGAATAAATGGACACTTGATAAATAAG